CTGAAGCTGCGAGTTGGCTGGAATCGCCTGAAGCTGCGAGTTTGCTGTAATCGCCTGAAGCTGCGAGTTTGCTGTAATAGCCTGAAGCTGCGAGTTTGCTGTAATAGCCTGAAGCTGCGAGTTTGCTGTAATCGCCTGAAGCTGCGAGTTTGCTGTAATCGCCTGAAGCTGCGAGTTGGCTGTAATAGCCTGAAGCTGCGAGTTGGCTGTAATAGCCTGAAGCTGCGAGTTTGCTGTAATCGCCTGAAGCTGCGAGTTTGCTGTAATCGCCTGAAGCTGCGAGTTTGCTGTAATAGCCTGAAGCTGCGAGTTGGCTGGAATCTTTCTTCTTTGATTTCTTCGTGCTATTGATAATCCACTCTACAGATGCCTTAATCAACCCAGGAAGCCCTATAGATGCAGTAACTTTAAGTTTATTCGTAACCGTCTTTTTATCATCTGATTCATAAGCACCATGCGCCTCAACAGACAGAAACTCGCTGTCGCACAGGTCATAAAAGTCGAGAACATCAAGTGGATTTTGACAGAAATGGAAGCCACTATTGCATAGGCTGATACTCCCATCATGCTCATATATTTCGCCAACTGCGTATTGGAATCCTCTGCACTTCAAATCTTTGTCAGTCGCTTTGAACCCATTAATGATGTTGTTTTTTGCTGTTTTCATTGAGAGAATGCCTTTGATAAAATGAAGAGAAAGAATGCCCAATACGCAAAACACCACGTTGCTACTGCGATGGCGCCGATTGCCCAGCCGGTGAGTTTTTTCCTCATTCCATTCCTCCGATAATTGCGTAGGTCATGATCAGCATGACCGGGAATGACCATCTGTAGGCGATTGATTTGATTGTTTGGATCATGCGACTTGCCCCCTTTCCTGAAGATGCTGGTTGTACTGCTTGAGTATTTCAGGCATCGAGTAACCTTTGGCCTTCCCGGCCGCCACGAACTCCTTGAGCGAACTCGCCGTATCAGGTGACGCGGAAAGCTTGTTGCAAATCGTTGCCAGCATTATTTCGATGGCGTCAAGACGCTGCTCTATGGTTCGTGGTTTAGGCATGGTGGTTATTTCTTCGCACTGTTTTTGCCGAATGATTTCGCCCTTTCCTTCATGGTTTCATTGGTGAGGAACCCAACCGGGACACGCTTGCCCCGTGCGTTATGGTTGTAGATGGTGTCCCACATATCCGTGAATTGATTGAGCGTAGCCTGGTTCTGCAAAAGCGAAGGGAATGTGGTAATTTTCTTTTGCAACTGAGAAAGGTTCGCATGGCCGGCCATGACGATCCTTGACAAGGAACCAACGCAGAGTTTCGCGGTAGCCCACTTAAATCCGAGAGTTTTGAGGGTGCCTACAATCGTGGCCACTGCTTCTGCATGGGCAGATCCGGTTATTTTGTACGTCTCTTGCTTCAACAAATCTCGCTTGTTGGTGGCGAGAGCACTCTCGCCACCAAGCATGGCTATTGCCAACCCTGCTCCGATCCCTGTCCGTTGGCAGTATTCCGCGACCACCAGGCAATCAGTGTCGCCCTTTCTGCAGGAAGACGTCAAATAGTCGTTAAGGCTCCAGCGCACTGTCCCCTTTTCCAGGGCATAGATCGATGCGCTATCTTCACAAATTGTGTAATAGACTGGTAATCCGAGTTTTGAAGCCACGGTAAAGCGGTGATGACCACCTTTGATTTTTAACTTGCCGTTATCTTTGACAACGTGTAGCGGATACGCTGGAATGAACCCATGCTCTTTCATCGACGCTTCCAGGTCGCGCGTTTTCTTCACGTCGCGGTTGAAATCGAGTAGTTGAAACATTTTGTAATTGGTAGTAACCTTGAGTTGTGCTTTCATTGACGATCCTCTTTAGATAATTGGTTGTCGATGTAATCTCTGACCTCCATGAGGGCTGCAACCCTCTGGGGGTCTTCCTGTCTAATCCTCGTTAATTGGCTGATAGCCATCATTGAGAATTGTTTCGCTGTTGAAAATGGTGCTGCTGGTAATTGCGGCTTTTCTTCTGCCTTGGGGTTTTCTGCTGACTGGTTTATCCTGCTCGTCCTTGACTCGCTCTCCTTTCTAGTGTCCTCCTTTGGCGCGATCAGGTTATTTGCATGTTTCGTGCAGTCAACAGTTCCGTCATTGCGCTGCACTCTCCCCCTTAACTGCTCTTTTGTGATCATGTCTTGAGGGGCGGCAGTTTCGTTGATTTTGTCCGCCAGCGCGCGCGTCACTGTGGCTGTTCCGGCGCGCGTTTCTACCTCGGCATGCTTGACGATGTGAGTGAGGGTTTCATTGCATAGGGCACACTTCTTCCTGGCCTCAACCGGCAATGTCTCAATAAAGGCATTAAGCCTGTCTATTGTTTCCTGGCTAACCCGTCCCACGTCCTAATCCTCGCTATTGATTTTGCGGGTCATTTCCTTAACAAAAAACTTTTCGAGTTTCTTGTTAAGTTCTGACACATCCCCTTTTATCCACAACTTCACCGGGATGCCTGTTGCCTTGTGGAGCGCCAAGGCAAGCTCGTAGCTTCCGCCGATCTTTCTGTTCTTAAAAGAACTTAGGTGTTCCGGCGTGTACCCGACCACCGATGCCAAGGCCCTTTGGCTTGTGATAAATTCCTCGTTCATGTCGTCAATCACCTCGTTAAGTGTTCGCCATCATTAATACCAAATCATTAAGCGTTAACATACCTCTCTAATTTCATCAATTCAACAATTATTTTGTGATGTTTCCGTGTTATTGACGTTAATCTTAACTATATTGCTCCTAGTGTATGTAATCGTATTGTTGTATTAATACTTTATCATCATGTTAAAATATTATTTGACATTAACGCAAATCTTAATGTATTAATGTCAAAGAGGGGCAATCTACTTGTGCATGGTAAATAACTAGAGTATGAAAGCGGGGAGGGTCAGGATGGAACAAACAGAAATTTTATACGGCGATAATGGCATGAATGACGAAACCTACAACGCTTTCGTGGCTGGGCTGAAGTCGGCAATCGAGAAGTCTGGGTACAAGACGCAGAAGGATTTTGCGGTTGCTATTGGTATCCCGCCAGAGACACTTTCGAAGCATGTCAACAACCGGCAAAGGATGAGAGAGGAGACAATCAGAAGATACGCCGAAGTTCTTAATATTACCGAGGCAGATATCGTGATGATGGGGAGGGATGCGCTGAACAAAAAAACGACGCCCCCACCGGCTCCCACTGCGCAGCGCACCCCTGACCACGTCGACGTAGATAACTTCCTCGCAGCTTCATGGGCGCTTGCTACTCAGTACCGAAAGGCCGACAAAGACCAGAAATGGTGGAAAGAAATATTTGATATGCTGCCATCACCAACATTGATTGTCGAAAACGAGGTAGTTATTCACCAGAACAAACCGTCCGAGATATGGGGCAAGATCGCTGGCAAGTCAATCCATGAAGTGCAGCTTAACGATGGCGATGACGGTGATGATTGCCCATTGAAGATGGCGATAGAGACGAAACAGGAATCGAGTGTGTGTAAATACATCAGGGATGACTATTACAAGGTTGTCGCCTCCCCTTTTCGATATGACGGCCGAGATATTTTTATTGTAACGTGCACAGAGGTTAATGAAACTGTCGGCGGATTCCGAAGGGATAGGCGCGCCGATATCAGGCGGGAAGAAGATAAAAATATTTGATTGAGGCGAGGAGGGTTGTCAAATGAGCATCCACCCGCACCCGACCCACCCAGGATGGTGGCAAATAAAATATTATCCTGAAGGCAAAAAGGGCGGCGTGAAGGTTTTCACGCTCAAGGGAGGGACCATCGATGACGCGAGAATTTTTGAGCTCGACCTGCGCCGAGAATCGAAAACGACCGGGAACCAACTGTCGCCTCTGCCAACCATCGCAGAGGCCATCCCTCTTTTTGTCAACCATTACCGCCTGGAACATCTTTCTTCAGGCGTAGAGGTTATGGCACGATATATGGCCCGGTGGTCGCAGATCATCGGGAAGCTGAAATTTGCAACCATCAGCACGGCTACAGTCGAGGAATACAAGCATCGCAGGATCGCAGATGGCATAGCGCCTACCTCCATAAATAAAGAATTGTCGGCACTATCTGGTTTGCTTAAATGGGCAGTAGATCAGGGATATTGCCAGGAGGTGAAGATCAAGAGGTTTCCGGCGAAGATGACCAAGGCACCGCTACCCAATGTGCCGACGAGAGAAGAAGTGCTTGCCCTGATAGATTGCATGATCTGGCCCAAGTGCGGACTATTTGCCTGTCTATACTATGCCGGCCTGCGAAAGAGTGAAGCGGCGAACCTGACCGCCGATAAGGTGCATCTCGACCACGGCATCCTGATCGTGCGTGGCAAGGGCAATAAGGAGCGTCCGGTGCCTATCGTTGACGAGTTGCGGCCCTATCTGGTGCGGCGGATCGGTGAAGTGGAGGATGGTGGTCTGTTGTGGTCGTCAAGAAGCGGAGCGAGGATTACGGACCTGAAAAAAATTATCAAGCTGGCAAAGGGCCGTGCTGGTTTGACTCGACATTTTTATCCCCATTTGTTAAGACACGCCTTCGGCACCCATGCCACGCAGGCCGGCGTCAATCTCCGGTCCCTGCAGTATGCCATGGGTCACACGACCAGCCAAACGACAGAGATTTACACCACCCTGTCGAGCGAGGCGATAATCAAAGAGGTGCGCGGGAAGTTTGGGAGAATATGAAGAAATGGCGCGGTGGTGGAACGGTCTACACAAAGGATTTAAAATCCTTCGGTCTGTTAGGGCCTTGCGGGTTCGAATCCCGCCCGCGCTACCATTTTTCAAGTTTGATAATAGACAAGAGCAATCTCTGCTCGTTCCATCTTTACCATCCTGCCGTTTTGCAGCTCTGCGCCGTAAAGCCCGACGCATTGTCTGCTGCAGAATGGCCCTGCTTTTGATGCGTAACACTTCGCCCGCTGCGCCTTAGAAGCGATGAATTCCTTGCCGCACGATTGGCACGTAACAACAGTTGGCAATACCCTTATCGCATCCTTTCTTGCGTGGTCAGGTCGCTTCAATATCTGCAGGTTATCCGGCGAGTCGTTCGTAAAATCTCGGTCGATATGATCGGCGGTTTCGTTTTTCTCCAGCACTTTACCACGCGCCGCTTCGACTATAGCCTTCGGCCAACTGATAGTCCGATTCTTCCCATTGGAGTGATGCAAGACAACATGCTTCCTCCCATCTTTTCTAAGGTAAGGACCATAGACGACTTCAAACTCTGGGTAGAGAACCAAAAGGGACTCTTTGACGCTACTCTCGTTCATGTTTCATACCGTATGAAATTATTTGTTCGTAATTACAAAGGATTTCAATACAGTATACACGAAACCCCGAGACTTAAAAAGGCAACAGCCTGTAAGTCGATAGACAATCAAAACAATCACTTACAGGATTGAACGTCACCACGGAATTTCATACTATTTCATACCGTTTTCCCGGCTAGAAAGAGCCAAAATAAGCTCACCTCGCGATTCCGTGTCAAGCAACATTCCCCTCAATGCCGACAACTGTTCGTTGCTCAATCGATAACGGAGCAGAATTGCCATCTGTTCAGGCGTCGGTGACTTGACTTTCTGTTCTCGCGGATCGGCTTCCATGTTTTATCACGCCGCCTCAACCAGCCGGAAATAATCGTACAGGTATTTATCGACCGTCGCGGAGCCGCCGGGAGAGTTGTAATGTTGCTTGCAGTAGGAGGCCATGGCGGCGGTGTCACCGGCATCCGGCAGGGCGCCAGGAGAGCGGTAGAGTTTGAGCCTAGCATGAATGGTGCTGTAGATAGGGTTGTATTGCAGTTGTTTTGCGCTTGGACCATTGGCCCCTGAAATATCTTCGATCTGCCTGGCAAGCTGCTTCCTGGCGTCGAGGAAGTTATTATAGTTATCATACAGCGTCCTCATCTCAACTTGGTAAAGCCCCAGCGCCGGCCCCCCGCCGATCTGTTGCAGGTCGCGGCCGAACCCCGATTCGTGCGCGGCGATCATGATCAAGATTTCTTCGGCTGCCGGGGAATAGAGCGGATGGCGTGAGGCGGTGAGCGGTTGCAGGGAGATTCGGATTATTTGGCGGATTGCTTCAGCGTTGAACATATTTTTCCTCTGTCTGCCGGGCAACCGACAAGCATTCCTTGATGGTTCGAATTCTCACCGCCGCGTCGATACCGCGAGGGGTGATTATCCCGGCCGCGTCTCGCTCCGTGGTTGATTGCTCGGTGGCGAGCAGTTTTTCTATTGCTTCGATTGCGGTCATCGCGCTTTTTCTCCTCGGGGGCAACAATCATCCTGGCAAGACTTCATCGAGTTCCATAACGCAGCATGAACTTTTTCATGATCTTCCTTCAGCGTATTGATGGTCTTGTCTATCGCTTCATGCGCGTCTTTGTCGTCAGTTTTCTGTCCGTCATACCGCTTGCCGAGATCCACCCACATAAAACAGATGAGGGCTACAATTATGGTGCCAAAACAGCCAAACAACACCACCAGCATGGGCCAATCTGTGGCGCTGGTTATGGTGTATTGTTTCTCAATGATCTTTGAGAGCATGGCCAATAACTGGCTGAATTGGTCCGGTGTCATTATGCAGCCTGTTGTCGGAAGGAGAAATATGATCTGCCGTGATCCCTTACGGCGCAGTAATACCGGAGGGCAAGTTCTCGCCTCACCTCCTCCAGTGCCGAGTCGAACGAATCACTTTCTGCAACATTGAGCATGTTGGAGAGAAATTCGCGGTCGGCAACAAATCTGTCTGCCTCCTCTCCCCCGCAATGGTAGCGGTAGTCGTGGACGTTGCATGGCTCTGTTATGTCTGCCCCGAGGAGATCATCAGGGACCAACATCCCCTTCCATCCAAGCGGGCCGCAACCGTTGCAGATGTCTGCTTTTGCTTCAGGTGTGAGTGCAAAGTATTCAGGCGGGGCCAGTAGATTCATTCCTCACGCTCCCGGTTTGGTCAGAGTTGCATGATAGACGCCCAGGGCCAGTAGCAATTCGCGAAGTGCCTGGATATACTCGGCAGTTGGAGTCATGCCCTGATAGACAAAAAAGCCCCAGGCGATGAAGGTGCAGAAGACGAAGAAATATTTGGTGGCGCTGTTCATATCACCACCTCGCTCAATATCATTTCATTCCGGATAATCCGCCGCCGCATTGCCCGCTCAAGCCGTCGAGACATGCGCTTAAAACTCGCAGTATAGGGATGTCCGGAGAGTGGACGCCTCGACCATAGATCAGTGCCGCAACTATTTTTGTGCTTCTGCGGTCTACCGTGGTGGTGGGTGTCGCTCATATTTTGCTTTCGCCTCTCAACCTAAAATAACCGTCAGTCTTATTTTAACTCAGCGCCGCCAAGCTAAATCAGTCTCAACACTCATCCGGAGCCCATTGGCAGAGCGGGCAGGACGAGCCGGCAAAATAATGGCCACAGCGGTCGCAGATCATAGCTACCACTTAATGGTACAGCTGCCGAACTGGGTGTTATACTCCCCAATAACTACGAGTTTTTTATCGTTTTCCGAGATTGGCTTCCACACCAAGCCGTTCTTTCCCTCCTGTCTCTTGGAGCCATCAGGCACTGACAACTTTTTGACGCCATCAATCCAGACCTCAATATTCTTGCCATACCATGAGCCGGGGTGTTTAAACCTGGCATTACCTCTGCCGCCGTTTGCATAGCCGTCTGGTTTCGTAGTCTCGCTATTGCCGCCTGACGGCGCGGGGGATTCTATGTTGGGGCTCTGCTCGACTCCATAGAATCCCCCGTTATACGTGATCGAGAACTTCAGAGGTCGAGTGTATAGATCCCCGGTTTTCGATAATTTAAACACTGGATGGCCTTGCCAAGGATTGCCCTTTATAGCAACCTCACCGTTGACAGATACCGCAGTTATTTCGGAGTCGGAAAGAGTGGAGAAATAGACCACGGCACCATTCCCATTTCCCTGATCGGACTCCCGCTCAAACGTGATTTTGTGCGGAAAGATCTTCGCTGGTTGGACCGGTTTCTCGACTGGAGGGGCAGCCTGGCTTTCAACTGCATCTAGGCATGAATTAAGGCATTGCATGGTATCGTCCATGGTCTTGCCCTGGGCCAAAACCGGCGCCAGCAGCACGGCAACGAGAATGAGAATGTGACTCACTATTCTACCTCCTCAATCTGGCTGGACGGAGAAACCATGGAAAGGACGGCCTCTTTCTCTGTGCCACTGCCAATAACTTCCGCCGCCTTATCCAGAATACCAAGCGACTTGGTGGCCTTTGCAGCTTTCACAACCTCAGACAGATCTAGACTGCCGTCAGCAGTCTGGTCGGTATCAGTTTCAAGACTAGAACCGTTGGCGTTTAGGTTCAGGTCCGTCATGCCGCCAGTGTCTGCCTCCTGATTGAAGGTTACGCTGGTGTATTTTACCGTGCAACTGGAGAGCAACATGGCGATGATTGCGGCGAGAAGGATATTGGGTATTCGTTTCATGTTTTCACCTCAAAATTTTGTTATGGTGTCTGCCATATTGTAGTTAAGTATCAATCACTGAAATGCTTCTCAGCGTACTGAGCGAGTAGCTCATGGATGCGATACGGTGGACGCTTTTCTTTGCCAAAATATCGCTCAACAATGGCATGTCCGATCTCATGAGCCAGAACTTTGAGCGAGGCATCAGCCACCGACAACACAATCTCCAGCCTGCCAAGCGAGATAAAAGCCTTGTAATCGCACTCCTTGCCGTACCGTTGCCGGTAGATATCCTGCACCCCTTTTGCTGTGTCGCGCAGCAAAAATACAATGCAGAGATTATCAGGCCACATATCGAGGGCGGTCTCTACCCGCTCCACAACCTCGTCTAATGGCATCGGTAATTTGGCTCGGAGTGCGGTCTGTTGCTCCTCCGTGCCATTTATAGCGATGTAACGCGATGTCATCATCAAAACTGAAATGGAGCAAACGGTGTGGCGTATAACTCAGGATGCGCCGGAGGTACATCGCCCGCAACAGATGTATGATCAACGGCCGCGATATAGCAGGTCATGCCGTATGAGCAGCCAATGTTTGCAAGATACTCTGTGTCTGCCGCCCAATCCGGGTAAACCTGCTTGAAGAGGCCAATATCCTCTGGAGTGATTTCGGAACCAGCCAGATACGCGGTAAGCAGCGCCTGTGCCTGCTCCATCGTTGATCCCGCTGGGATTAAATCGGTACTAATTTCCAGAAATAATTTTTGGCTTACGGTGGTATTCAGCACCACGGAACCATCCACAATTACGCCGTTTCCGAGGAGCCTGAAAACCATTGCCCCAGAAACATACAGATAATAGCCGCGCCGCGCATTGTAGACCATATTCGGGACAGTAAACATAAATCACCTCGTTTAAATTAGAGTAAAAGCACCCATGCCGGGACACCCCCGGTAGGAGTCACAACCCAGCTTTTTGCGTAAAGATCAGCTACAGCGTATGCCACGTCACTGGGGGAACCTTCAGTCCCCCAATCAGGGGCGTCATTGTTAGTGTTAAGGGCACACGTTCCGCCAGTTGCACCCGAAATATTTAGATCAATCAGTATCCTGCCCACATCCGCCTGAAGAAGATCGCAGTTATCGAGCGAGAATGTGAGCGGACTCCTGACGTTTGCCCTGAGTGATTGCCCTGTCCCATAGGTCAGCCTGGTTGCCGGCATAGCGGCATTGGTAATGTTGGTGTGCCATGTCCACGTAGATACATCACCAGTCACCGACAAACAACCATTCAACATGTTGGAATATGTTGTGCAGCTGGTTAGAGCAGATGGATTAGGACAAGTGCCAGTTAAGGTAGTGCAGCCATACAAAAATGATGATAAATTTGTTACACCTGTTGGGATTACTATATTGGTAATATTCCCAGTTATTCCGGAACACAGTACCAGGAACGATGACAGGCTCGTCAGGCTGCTTGGGAAAACCAGATTAGTAATGCTTTCAACGAGCGATGGGATATTGCGAATGACGAGAGAGGTTAACCCCGTCATGGACGGCAGCATAGTTACAAAATTGAGCCGTGATATCCAGCTTTGTGTCGAACCAGGATAGAACGAAAACGAGGTAACAGCAGCCCAATTCGTTACCACGCATCTATATACCCCGGTCTGTGAAAAATTGGTCATCGCCGGAGCTTTGCCGGTAAATGTAGTGAGGTCAGGCCGAGTCCAAATCACATTTGCATCTGTCAGCGTAGCGGCGGTAATTGATGGCGGTGTCCATGCTGCGTTATAATTGATTACTGTAAATTCCAGCGCATTTGCCCGTGTCGTCACCGTAAATGTGTCACTCACACCGTTGATAGTAAGGACCACAGAGGCGGCAGTCTCGTACTGGTCAGAGCTGGTCCGACGGACTTTGATCGTACATCCGGCAGGAGCCATACCCGATGTCACCCAGTCTCCAGCCCCATCAATCTGAGCGGTGCCACCAGTGACGGTAAATGGTAGAGCTACCGTGCTGCCAGCAAGAGTAATGGCGTTCGACTCTGTGAGCGCGGTAAGTTCCGCCCCGGTCGCATCAGTAAAGGCAAAGGCATCAGGCCCGGTCGGCGGGGTATATGTCGCCCCCATGACCTTGCAGGCTTTTGTCAGTGTGATTGCCGGTGCTACGACAGGGACCATCAGGTAATCGTAAAGGAAAATCCCTTTAGCCTCAGATCCACCCATTGTCGAACTGTTGAGATCAGCATGGGCAAGGGCTAGAGTGATAATCTCGGCGGCATCCCGCCATGTCGCCCCGTCATCGGCAGAGATAATCGACCGCAGAGCTGGGTCGGTGAGCGGATATACCTCACTGATTGATAAGCCGATAACATCGGGCTGCAGAACCCCGTTTTTTATCTCCCACAGTGCAATAGGATCGCCGGGGACACCTGACCCGCCGACAAACCCAGGGACACCAAAGCCGCTTTTTATGCCAAGAGGAAATACTGACTGAATACCTGGATGGATCATATCAATTCGAGAACCAGTTGGCGCCCATGCCGGCCACGCTTTCAGGTTTCACCAATCTGACCTTGCAGGGGAAATAGATAGGCAGAACCTTATTGGTCAGCGACAGGGCGAAGGCATCGCCGTCAGCATTCAGGACCGGAGTCAGGCGGATACCATCGGCGCCGACATAATAAGCCGGGATGGTTTCAGCCCCGGCAAAATCTGCGGCTATGTCGAGGATGATCGAGGCCGGAACACTGCCCCGTTTAAATTCCATTTCGCCTGACTGCGCCGCAGTGCCGAAGGTAATGATCGTATCCATGTTTTTACCCCTGAAAATAAAAAAGCCTGGCGTCTTCGATGTGATGAAGATGCCAGGCCGATTCCAGTAAGTCCTGCCGGTGTTCCGTTGCCGGTGAAGGCAGGAGGCTGGTGGATCTGTTATTTTACTGGTACTGCAATACTCAATGCAACAATGATACTATATTGGCGTGTTTGTGACAATATTAATTCAAACTATCAAATTCGAACCAACTTCCTTCCGTTGTTTTCATCGTCAGCAATTTTTACGCCAGGGACGTAAGACAATGCTTCCGCAACAGCATATGTTCCATCTGTATTCCGCTGCTGAGTAGTCACTTGAACAATGCAACCATCAGGAACTTCACAAGCCTTGGTGCTTTTCATCCATCCTTCATTTTCACTTGAGGCTTTACAGAGCAGCCTGAACATATCTCCGTTGCCGACTACCTTGATGTCTTTTACGTTCTGCCTTGCGCCTGATACGTCTGAATTGTGTAGTGTTTTCATTGTTCACGTCCTTGTTTTGAAATATTTTTCGACTATTCTACCATGTCAACCATCCTCATTCTCTCAACCTTCCCCGGATTCTGCGCCCGCCGAACCACCGTCCTGAATTGCCGCGCAGGATTGATCAAGGATATATCGCGCCGGCCGCTACCGACGACCAATTCGTTGTAGCGCTGGATCTCTTTGTAGACATCCATGATATCGCCCTTCTTATAGATGATGGTCTTCTTGATCATGGAATTTATTTCATCCCGGCGTTCCTGGAACTTCTTGGCGACGACCTTTTCCCGCCACTGTTTTTCACGGATACCGGAAATTCTGGCCGGGTTGAATCCCAGGAATCTGATCGATGCTTCCACGCCATCTGATTTGATTGGCTCGTTGCCGTAGAACACCGGGCTGTAGCTGCCAGTCGTAATGCCTTCGGTTCCCTCGCGGACGGATTTTACTGCGGTGCCAAGAGCAGTAGGAGCCCACGCCTCAACACCTTTCAAGACCTCTCCCTTGCGGAAACTCTCAGCGCCTTTGACAACATCTGTGAATAACGCCCCGGGCGCGCCGAACAATTCTGATATCTTCGTCGGCATCGGGTTGTTCATCTGGATAGAGCCTTTCAGGTTCACCCCGGCGAGTCCGGCCAGGCCATGACGAGTAAAGCGGTCAGTGCCGAAAGTCTCTTCCGCCCACTTGTAGAATTCCTCTTCAGGATCGTCGCCACCGACTCCCAAGGCAGAGGCCAAGGCCACAATGACCGGAGTCGCAACAGATGCACCGGCACCGGCCAGGACCGCAGGAGAGAGGAGCATATACGCCGCCGCCTTGTGGTCGCCTTTCAGCCCCATCTCGGTCATGTTCATGGCGTAGTTCTGACCGAACTTTGCAAAAGTGAATGCGAGTCGCAGAGGATTCCATGCGCCCCGCGTCCAGGTAGGCCGAGTTGCCTTGCCATAGACACCATGCGCCCGGTCAGAGGCGTGTTTTGCCTTCTGCATGGCTTCATCATGGGACAAGCCGGTATTCTTCCTGAACTGGTTGTAGGCGGCCAGGATGGTCACGGCCCGGTTGGTCTTCTCCACGGCCCCGAAGGCTTTCATGGCCCATTCGGAGAAGGTATTCCAACCACGGCCGAGTTTTGATTGCAACACCTCGACGGAATCCTTGTTGAATTGTGCCTCATCCCAGCCGTTATTGACGATCTCCATAAGAACAGCCCGGTCGCTGTCGGAGATATCCTTGCCGGTCCGGAATTTTCCATAAGCGGTCGCCGCCCGGGTGACTTCCCGGAGCGCCCCGCTGATTGTCCCGCCAGTATGAGAGCTGATTGTTGCCGGAACAGCCTGGACCATGTTCGTCGCATTCACCGCGGCCGACGACAACCGGAAGCCGAGAAACTTGATGACGGCCAGGCCCTGCAGTGTTCCCATCACCCTGTCAACCTGTTCTTCGTTTCGGAGCATCTCCTTCACCCAGGCCATTACGTCAGCGTAGAGCGCTGGTTGCTTGAGCGGGTCGAGTTTTCGATTCTCGATGAAGGCAAGCCATTCGTCGTAGGTTCCGGTCTGCCCTTCTTCGAGGCGGTCGGCCTTCCAGGTGTTGAAATTGATGTCGGTGCCGGTGACAACCGCAATGAACTGCCGAGCTGCCTCCTTCTTGGCGATACCTGCGGCCAGCCCCCGGCCATACTGCGTCCCTGAAAGAAGCATGTCCTCTTCAAACCCGCTGACATAATCCCGGTTTCTCTTCAGCCGTGAGGACATGTAGCCGCGCTGCTTAATGATGTTGGAGAGTTCGCCCATCAGAATCTTGTGCGCCTGCTCGATGAGCGTCTTGTCGACGCCTTTCTTGCCGGCCTTTTCCTTGGCCTCGGTCAGCATTGCCGAGATGGAAGCAACCAGTTTTGCCGCCTCGAATACCGATTCAGGCATGGAGGTTTCCTTGCCAACACTGGTGATGGTGTAGCCCTGTCGCTTCAGGAGCCGCATCTCCTTTGAGAGCGTCCCGGGGATGGCCGACATCGTGAAGTTAAATGCTTTCTTCATCCAATCGAGCGGAGCCCGGTTGTATTCGACACCGGTTTCCGCATCGATGTATTTATCCCCCACCATGTGGAAGTCGAACTTCTTCATGATCTTCTCGCCGTCTTTCTCGGCGCGGAGGACGATTGACCCTCGGGCGCGTTGACGGGCAAAGTAACTGCCGCGAAGGTCGGACATCATGGCGATGACTTCGGAGAGTTTCATTTCCTTCCGGATCTCGTCGTCTGCCTGTTCTTTGACGGTGTGCTTGCCGCCGCCGAACTTCATGGCATCTTTCTTGGTGGCAAATGTGGCAATGGTCTTGCCGTCTTCTCTCACGGCAAATCTTTTCGTCTCATCGACCACTGAGACAGTCGGCTCATCGAGGCCATTCTCTCTCGCCTCGGCAATGATCTTGCGAAGGTCGGCAATCATCATGTCGAAGGCCCGGCCGGTCATCTCCCGGTATTCGCGGACCAGAGTAACCGCCTTCTCAGCGTAGCCCTTGCCCCGGAGCATGTCGCCTTCCCGGTCCATCATGTCTTTGGACGCGTCGGAATCGTTTTCGTGTAGCGATACCTCCTTGCCGTTTTTATCGACCACCGCCCACCACTCGCCTTCCGTGACCTTGTAGTCGTTGATCAGCCTGCCGTTGAAGTCCCACTCGGAAAACTTCGGCGGTTTGAAGTTGGCATCCTTGGCGGTTTCATCCTTGACCATCTTGCCGTACGCCGACTTCTTGTCGAGCTTGTGCCGCTCCTGCGCCATCTTGTAGGCTTCGGTCTTGATCTCGCCATAGCCCACGGTTTCGCCTTCAGGAGTCGTTACCTGCCATCTGTTCTTGCGCTGCAGGGTGAATGCCTTGCCGGTGCGATCGGTGTCGAGCAGGTACTTGTTGGCCTTCTCGTAAGCCTCTTTGAATTTCTTCTTGGCTTCCTGCATGGTCTGGATGAATCCGGACTTCTTGCCGTCCTGCCCGACTTTGGTATTAAAGACATCGTTCTCAAGTTTGATTTTCGCGTCCATCCGGTTGTATTGGACCTGGATAGCCCGCCATGCCGCCGCCGCTTTCTTGAAGGTGTATTCGGGGGAAGAGAATATCTTGCTGAGAAGCGTCGAATCCGTGGGGAGTTTCCGGATATAACTCTCGTCGGCCATCAGGTCGCGGTAAGTCGCGGCCATGTCTTTGGCGGTGCTGGAGAAGGAATACCGAATATCATCATTCTCCCGGCTATACTCCCCGCTGTTCTTATCCGCAGACTTCGCCTGATTCGGCTCGAAGATTACCCAATGATCGAGGTCTTTCAGGTGGATACCATCGTAGCCCTGCAACTCCTTTCTTTTCCGGTACGCTCTGGCCTCTTCCACGGTCTTGAATGCGGGCAGGTTGTAGGAATTGATTTCCAGCGGATTCTCGATTCTCAGCCGGATCGGCAGGGATTCACCGGACGCCCCGGCATAGGAAAGAGATTCGTTGCGGTCTTCCGTGAAGAAGGTGCCTAAGCCTCTGCCCGGGGATGAGGTCTTGCCGGATACTCGGTTGACATCGAAGGTGAAGTTGTTGCCTTGGCCGAAGGTTGGCGAGCCGTGGAATACGGTTTTTGATACGACCGATTTGCCGAACCATGCCCGGAATGCTTCGGACATCCCGGCTACGGAATACTTGGCGGTTATGGAGATATCATTTTCGTCGAAGATTACATAGTTGAAGTTGCCGTCACCTTTGCCCCTGCTGGTGCCGTCGAGGTATTTGATGCCACGGATGCCGAGGGAGTGAAGGTATTCGGAGGCTTTGCTATCTGAACCGAGAATGCTGGACAACACGTTTTCGTAGAATCTTCCGCCAGTAGGACGGACATACCACCAATCAAGCAACTCATCCTCAGACTCATAAGAACCACTACGAGCCAAGCCTTTTGAATCAACGAGTTCGTATTTGCCGTCAGGCCCTTTTTCTACCGCCAGACCAAGGCCCTTGTAATCAAGATTTTTCCACGCCTCTTTCACCTTCTCCGGCTGCTCACTCAGAGGTTTATCCCACAACAAATATTCATCTTCCTGTGGAGCAAGTTCTACTTCGTAGAGTTTGCCCTTTGAATTTTTGGGATCAAGCCTTTTAAGTGCTTTGTGCGCTGATTCGTAATATCGCTGATACGCACCGCCTATTTCGGTGTCGTAATTCTTGAAATATTTGCGGGCAGAACCGCTTTCCATCACTCCGTCAATAACGTTATTGGCAATCCTGTTCATAGTAGAGATATTGGTCAAATTGCCGTCGCGCTCCATCTCCTTCATTAACTCATCGGTTATTTCATATAAGCCAAGCCTGCCCTGTGTGGTTTCAAAAACACTCTCTGAAAGCGATTTCCTATACCAATCTGCCACGCTTTTTTTCGATGCAAAATAAAGACCTGAGCCATACGCTTGATTGCCCTCTCCCGTCCCAATCTTGCCCATCCTGAAAGCGTCGAAGTCATGCGGTGAGCCGTGGAATGCTGCGGATTCCTCAAACTCCCCGACGCCCCCATCAACCCCGGCATTCTCGCTTTGATATCCGGCAACAAACCCGGCCATTAAACTTCGAGCCGCCTTCACGTCGCTGATAAACTTGTCCGATCCATATCTTCGCAGACCGGAAGTCTTGCCCAGCAGGCTATCAATCCAGCGCATAATCCGTCTGGCAATACGCCTGAATCTGGTTTCCCCCGCCTGAGCCTGCACCTCTTGCCAGAATTCCGGATTGGCAAAGTTATCACCCATGAAGTCGGCAAGGATCTCAACCTGTAAATCCCGCTCGGATAAACCCTTCAGGCTCCGCTCGGCTGCATATTTATCGGTGTCTTTAATGAAGCGCTGGGCCACGGCAAACAGATCATTGAAAGCCTTTGGCGAATCCTGCTCGATATGATGCACAAGTTCATGACCAAAAATGGTGTGCATCGGCAGGTTGGATCGCACATCAATAAATATCTGATTGGCGAGTTTCTGGTTATTGCGAACGATGAAGCCGTTAATCTTGAGTTGGTCGCCTATTGTGGCCCAAACAATCTCTTTATTGAAGATTCGCGCAAGTCTTTCCGCTGCTGCAAAGTCGGTTTCGGGAAGTCCTGTGGCCTTAACACTCCCATTCTTATTCCTTCGTGCCATACTGTCCCGCAACTTCCAAGGAATGATTTTTCCGCTTTCGTATTTCTGCGCCTCATTCACGACCTCCTGCTTTGTGGCATCTACGAACATGCCGATTGATTCGAGAGTTTCCTTCCATGGTTTGCCGGTGGCGCTGGATTTTGGTGGGGGGAGGGATTTGGAGTTCTTCAGGTCGGATAAATCTTCTTTGGCGAACTTTACGCCAGTGATCTCTTCAGCCTTCCATTGCGCCTGATTGTTCAGTTTACGCCGCCATGCACTATCGGCCGGGCTCCACCTGAAACCGTTGCTCTTCAACTGCTGACGTACATCTGCGCTCGGTTTGTCATCATGGAATATCCGCACATAACCGTCTCCGTAATTCAACTCGACACTGCCGCCGTCGAACTCTCTTGTCTCGCTACCGCCTGTCTCTTCAGCCTTCTCCGCTCTCTGCTCAAGGGCTGCAATGCGGTCTTTGACGGTCTTGATATTGGCGTTGCTGTTCTGAAAAACGTATGGAGCAAGACCAATTCTCCCGGCGAAATCAGGTTGCAATATTTCCTTGGCCTGCTTCTCGGTAAATTTCATTGCAACGAGTGCGGCAATCTTCTCGGCCTCGGAAAGTTTCTTGTTCTTGATAATCTTGTTCGCCTCTTTCATCGTTTCATGCGATGACTCGAGAGTGGCAAGTTTTTCCTTCAGTTTGGCGAGTGCTTCCGGGTCAGTTGAAGAAATTCCCTCTCTGCCGGACAACTTACGCTTCATCTTGCTGTATGCCGAATCTGCCCACTCGTATAGTTCCTTCGATCTCTTGTCAGCAGTATCGAGTTTTTTCTGATTGCCGCGCGTCGGGAAGTTGGCGGGTCCGGTGATCATCGAGGACATTGTGCGGGAGTCGGCGGACAGTTTGCTCTTCAGGAGCGTGACATATTTCGGCTTGTAATAGTCGTTGAACCATGAACGCAAGTCGGCCTTCTGCTCGTCTGTCTTGGCGAGTTTGGAGAGCGTGTCAACAACTTCCTGCATGTGGCTGACGTAGCCTTCCTGAACCTGCTTCGCTCTCTTGTCTGGGGAAAAACTGCTGCCTCGGTATGCGTCGTATGCCGCTTGATACGGGATTTCTTCTGCCGAAAAAGAGAAGCCTTGATATTTTCCTGTAGGCTCACCCTTCCCCCCACTAACCTCTTGAGCAGGCGTTTCTTTCGATTCAGGGACTGCAGGGGATGAGGGTTGCCCTGACAATTTAATCGAATGGCTCATCCCTATCCGGTCGGTCAGGTTGATCTCGTCAAAGGTAATCTCCGTGCCTTCAAGGGATTTGTCACCAACATACTTTTTGCCTTCGCCTTTTTTGACATAGGCAATGGTGGCATGAGGCTGGTAATCCTTGAACGTCTCGCCAGGAACGGCAACAAGTTCTCCTACCTTCCTGCTTGCTGCCCGCATAGAGTCGCTTTCGATTTCCGCCTTGACAACATCATATTTATCTGTCTCGAAGATAGATACCTTGCCGATCTTGGCGGTTATCGGACCGAGTTTTGACAGTTCAGCGAGTTTGGCCGGATCGTCGGTATCAAGCCCATATCTGACGGTGATGTGCGGTTCTTTCTCTCGGCCGTATGAATCATCGTTCGGGTCGGTGTAAAGTTCTGCGTCAGGGATGCTTTTGCCAAAACTCCTGATTTTCCTTGCAGCGCGACCCTTGATATTCACCTGAGTGTTGCTGTAATCGTGGATTTGTCCTGGCTTTTTGGCTGGTTTTTCCGCCTGTGCACCGCCCGCCGATACTGGCTGTTGCGAAATAGCAGACGTTTCTTGCCGCGCGCCGGGGGCGATCAACTCCTCGGTGGTTTCCTGGGTGCGCTGGCCTGCGGGAAGCGTGGGCGGCTGTAAATCTGGATAATCTGCAAGGGCTTCAGGAGGTACTGGCTTTCCTTCGCGGAGAGCCCTGTATATCTTCTTCCTGTGCTGTGTTGCAGCATTTTCACGTATTGTGGTCGGGGTTCGGGAATCAATATTACTATCGGGGTCTTTGCCGTCTGCGGCCCACGACACATATTCTTTTTGCCCCATCTGCCACGGCTCTTTTTCGGTGCTTATGTTGGGAGCTGTGGTGTTTATAGCCTTTTTATCGTCGCTAATGTTGGGAGCTAATGTTGGGAGCTCTGGTGTTACATTGGGATCTGCGCCGTTATTTTCTGCACCTGAATTTATAACGGTTGCGTTATTTGTCCCGCCTTTTGTCGGCTTATATGTCTGTTTTTGCGCCTCATAACCAGATGTATTTACATCTGTTTTAGAAATAGCAGGGGTTATTTGTTCAACGGTTTGGCCAGGTATTTGTCCAGAGTTTGGCTCAACCTTGAGCTCATCTTTGGCTATTGGCTGAACCACATTCGCTTCCGGCACATCACCCAGCCGCCGCAACCGCCGAGCGCCCTTCTTGGTAATCGTATAAGTCAATCCATCCGCACTCGAAGCATATCCCTTCCGCGCCAATTCCCTGAAGATAGGGCGCTGCTCCTCGGTCGGCTGAGTGGTGTATTTGGGATTCCTGATTATGGAGAGGGCTTGCCGGTCCTGGTCGTCTTGGGAAGAAGTGACCCCCTGCGGTGCGCTTGCCGTATCTCCGTTTCCGGATGACGGAATGACGGTAGAGGCGGAGGGGGTACTTTCAGGTGCTTTACCGGTATCATATTCCCCGGCGAATTGCTCTCTCTTGGCTTGGACCTTTTCGACCATCGGATTGCCAATTGGCATCTCTTCGCCAGCCCGACGATAAGCCTCTGGCAAGCTGATATCAGTGTTCGAGTTTCTGGCCTTGGCTATCTCGTTGCCAACTTTGCGGCCATGCTGTGCCTTCAGGTCGAGTATTGGTACTGACCTCGGAATCGGTGTTTCGTTTTCAGGTGTTACGGGAGTTTGATTGCTCGCCGTCTCTTCTCTTGCAAGGTCAATTCCCTCGCCCATTTGATCAGGTGCCACCAACGACGCTCCTTGATCAGCAACCGAGCGTTGTGCCGCATCACTTCCACTATCGGTTTTTCGCCCGGCACCGGTGGGCCGAGTTTCGACAACATTGCTGCCGGCGACATTTGGCGCTTCAGGAGTTGCGCTGATTCCCCCTGGCTCAAGATCCTGATTTCCAGTTTGTTGAATAGAATCATCGCCTACCCCTTCGCCCTGTTGAGTTTGTCCCGCCTTCAACCTCTCGAACTTATTCCGCCGATACTTCACGTCTTCGCCAAGCTGGGCCTCCTGCGCGGAGTCGGCAAAGTCATTCATCAGATCGCCGGTTTCAATCAGCGCGGTGTCGGTTTCTCTCTGCGCTTTGTCGGCGGCATCCATCTCGGGGGCTATGGCTTTAGCCTGATCAATCGAGATAGGTTGCCCTGCCTTCCTTGCCTGTTGAATCGCCTTTGCGACTGTTGGCCCGTAATCGGCAATGATGTAGGTGAGATTGACCCCTTGCCCGATTGGTACTGTCGTGTCGAATGTGGGTCTTGCCGGCCGGGGAGTATTCGATGTGGAGGAGGTTGTCGGTGCGGCAGGATTTCCCAATTGCTGCGTGGCCGACGCTCCCGGTGCAGGAGGCGCGTCAAATCCCCTTGGAATCGGCAAGGTATCAGCGACAGTCCCGAGTGCTCGGCCGATTTGGCCGGTCGGTGCGGCGGCGGCAAGACCGTTCTGCAGGAATGGCGGTGAGGTGGATTGAGGATTGCCCAAGCCTCGCGGAATCGGCAAGGTGCTTGCTGGTGGAGGTGGTGGTTGACTGCCTGCTTGTGCCGGATCAACATTACCCGGATCAACCGCGGCCGCCCGCTGCCCTGAAGGAAGAAGATTCGCTCCGCCACCCATGACGCCGCCGAGAATGCCAGCTTTCGCCAATCCTTCAGGGACGCCTTCCATAAGCGGCTTGTCCATCGCCGCATTGTAGAGGATGGTTTCCTGCGCGGTCTGCGGCATCTCTTCAAACACTCCCTCGGAAATCCCGCCGCCGACGATCTTCTTGACCAGCCCTTTGAAGCCTTCCTTCTTGGCCGTGCCGGTTGCGCCGGTTGCCAGGAAGGTATCGATATCGGTGAAGCCGAGCCTCTTGGCCAGCGAACCACCGGCAAACCCGAAAGCCGCCGTGCCGATACCGGAAAGACCGGCAAGCCCCGCCTGTTTCATTGAAATGGATTTGTCCGGAGTTTCCTGCCGGATCTGCTCTGCCTGCTGGCCGCCTGCGACGATGCCCTCTCCTGCAGAACCCGCCACAACAGGAGCCCACTTCACGGCCCCCGCGCTTTTCATGAGTTTCGGCGCAACTTTGCCAAGGCCCTGAAGAGCGCCACGCGCCACCGCCGCCCCGCCGAGCATGGCCGGTGCCGTCTCGACAATGCCGTGATAGATGGTGGAGGGATTTTCCAGCATGGCCTTGCCGGTATCGACAAACCCTTTGGCCTGGTCGACTTCCTTGTTGGCTGATTGCTGCGCCGGGGAATAGAGAGAGGAAAGAGTGTCCTGCGTCTTCTTCGGGTCGTAGCCGACTGCATCCATGACCTTCCCGGCCCCGCCGAAGGTGGCAAGGTTGGCCGCGCCGACTGCCGCCTCGCCCAGACCGACAACACCTTTCGCCAGGGTTACGCCGGTGTCGGCAACGGTGCCGAGGACGGTGCGCTTGGGTTTGATGCCAAGGAATTCTTCATCGCTTAATGGCTTGACGGCAGACTGTCCAGACCCGCCCATAAACTCTTCTTCTGAAAGATATTCCGGCATTGTTTTCCCCTGTATTAGGTGGGCTGAGAGACTATTGCATTTTAATCAACATACTTTACTCAAATATTGACAATTTTGCAATACAGACAAGGTGCTTGACATTGTGCTATTTTTACGCAACAATTTCATCCAAAACAAAAAACGGAGGGCTGCATGAACAAACTCTTTGTCATCTTTGGAGTGATAGCCGCTTTATCTGGTGGCTTTTTGGTATATGGCAAAATGACCGAGCCGAAATCATACGAAGATTGCATCTTGAAAAATGTCAAGAATGCGAACAACCAGGCCGCAGTGTCGGTTGTCGCGCATTCTTGCCGGAAAATATTCCCGCTCCCGGTGATGACCGATGAGGAATTCTTAGGGAAAAACTATTAATCAACAGGAACCCATCCTGTCCCATCCCATGTTGCTCTCTTTCCCTGGGGATTGGTATATACTTTCCCTTTGACCCTGGCGCTGGCTGCTTGCGGCGCCTGCTCTACCTGTCCCGCTCCCCCAATCTCGAAAGATTCTGTCGGGTCGTCAGGATTCACCGCGAACGACTTCTTGATGGCCATTCCGGTTACTGGGTCAACGCTTTCCTGCGCTGATATCTGGAATTTCGGTTGCGCTTTGCCGGTCAAGGTCAAGTAATCTCGCTCGATGGCCTTTTTCTTCACCGGATCCTTCTCGGCCAAGTATTTATTCTGCAGATCCTGCAACTTCTTCGCATTCCCCAACTCCATCCGCTTACCTTCGATATTCACGCCACGTTCCGCATTCTGGCCGACCATGTTCTCCCGGTCGATGGCGTTCCGCTCGGCCGCCGACTCCGCGCTCATCCCGGCCACGCCCAGTTGAGTCCTGGCGGAAAGCCTTGCATTATCACGGTCTGTCACGTCCCGGTTGATACCGAGTGCCAGATCATTGCCGATGCGAGTCTCTTGCAGGCCAAGTTCACGGTTTTGGTTGTCGATCTTCTGTTGGGCCATTGCCCGCTTGGCATTGATGATGTCGCCAAAGGTCTTGATCTCTTTCGGGGGCTGGGAAGAAGCGGTGTTCCTGGTAAACACCGGCCTTGCCTTGGCTGCTTCTCTCGCCAGGAACTGCTCATGCTGCTTTGCCCGCGCTGCCTGTACTTCAGGTGATTTCGCCCCGGAAGGTCGCATTACATCGGCAATAATTTCCGGCGATGTTCCTGGATCAAATCGTATCTCAAGACCGCTGTCTGTTCGATATGTGCCGTTTGTCGGGTACGACTTCCCGAGTTGTTGGGCTCCTGTGTATGGTTGAGCGCCTTCAGGTGAACCAAGGGTGTTTACCGGGCGCTGAGTTCTGACCACACGACCGTTCTTGTCCTGAATAAAGACTGGCTTGGTCTGCACTGCCGGTTCGGCTGGTTCGGCGGCATTTTGGGCGAGTGCTGTTGCGGCCGTGGATTGCTGCGGCACGGCCAGGGGAGTTGTCTGCACAGGAATATCTGGAGGTCCGGCCGCTGTTGCCGTGTCGATATTGGAAACCTTGCCATGCGGATTTTCTGCGGTGGCCCTGGCTGCAGGAATTGGCGTGGTGGCGGATGAGGCCATGCCTACCGAGCCGAGCTTTCTCTCAAAGTTCGGCCCCATGAGTGCGCCCATTGCTTCGCGCTCACCTACTGGTGTTCTGTTCGCGTTGATTGCCTGTCTGGCCAAAAAGCGGGTTTGACCTTCCCGGCCCTGAGTAATAGGAGCGGCAACGGCCCGTGCAGCAGGAGCCACAACGTCAGTCATCAGTTTCTTGGCCGGGACCAAAGCCCCCCTGTTGAATGCTGTCCTCGCTGGAGTTGTCACGGTGTCAGCGACATTGCCGACCATAGCATTCATCTTCCCTTGAACATTCGCCGTTGAGCTTCCTTCCTTGTAAAGGTCAACCGGCTTTCGTTTGTCTTCAAATAATGCCATTTTCATACTCCTTTAAGAAGAAAATGCGTTGGTTCCCGTGGAGGCCACGCTACTGAGACTCGACAATGCCGCCCGTGCCGCCCCGCCAAACACCTCTGCCGCCGATGCCAATGCCGAAACATGCGTCTGTTTACTGTGGACAGCATTATCTCGGCGATGCTTGTAAACGTCGATCCCGGCAACGGTATCGGCAATCTTCGACCGCAAGACAATTTCGTCCCGGCTGAGTCTTGCCCGGTAGAAGTCGCCGGCCGCTGCCATCATCTTGGCCTTGGCATCAGTGTTGATGCTGGCTACCCGGGCTGCGGCATCCGGCGTTGAAGCGATTGCCCTGATATAGTCGGCTGCGGCATTCATGGCCATGGTGCGGGAATCGATTGCCTTGCCCACGGCGAACTTGACGGTTTCAATCTCGATTTCCAATTGCTTGGCCGCAATGGAGGTTGATGCCACGCCGTTGTTGGCCGCCTGGCCCATCCTGGACTCTTCGATTTTCCGCGTCATTGAGCCGGAAGGAAAGAAATGCCCCTTGGCCGCATATCCGGTGACGATCTGCGCCTCGGTGCGCCTGCCGTCTGCAATGATCCGCTCCCGCCCTCGCTGCCAAACCTGATCTTCTATGGCCGCATTGATACCGGTGCCGCCGTTGGTGATGGTATTCACCAGCCAGGCCGTTGCTTCATCGAAAGCATCATTGGCCAGCGGGTAATAGGTGGCGAAGAATCCCGCCAACTGCCCGGATAGCAAGGCAATCATCTTCTTCAACTGCGCCTCGTAGGTCAAGGTCGAGTCGGCAACGTCCGGAATGCCTGGCTCAATGGCCTCGATGCTGAACCCTGACGATACCGGAGGAGGGTCGAGATAAAACCCTGTCGAAGCGTTGATAAGGTCTTGGGCCGAATCCCCCGCCTTGGTCGTGTAGAGGTCCGCCGTCTCGATGGCGTTGGCAATTATCGTGTCAATGTGGTCGGTTGCTTCGCTCATATTTTCCTCGAATATACAACTGGTTCAAAGGTTATCATCTCAAGGTCGAAATCGTCGCCGTTCTGATTGAGCAGGGTCAGGTCGTAATAATTTCCCTGCAGCCCCTTGCCGACATCAAAGCGGTGATTCTTCAGGACCGTGCTATTGCTCCGCGCCTCATAGAAATAGACCTGTTCGTCGGCATCCACCTTCAGGATCATCTTGCCGGTGGAGCTCACCCCGGCATACACATTGACGATACCTTTCTTGTAGGGACTGCCAAGGTCCGAGCGGCCGGCGTCGATCAGCGCGGCAATTTCCGCCCCGGCATCGTCATCCCCATCGAGCCGATAGATTCCATCGTCGGCAATCCCGAAATACTCGCCGGTCGTATCGTCCTGAAAGAACGAGTTGAAGCCGTAATCGTCATATTGACTGCTGGCCCCGGTTTCAAGGTTGACTACCCACACCCTGGCAGGCGCCCCGAAGGAGATATCATCATCCAGCGAACCGAAGCCAAAATCTCTGGCCGTCGCCGGTGACATCAATTCAAGGCTGTGGACGGATGAGTATGACAGCGACGACTCGGCAAGCAGTGAGGACAGGAACTGCGCGATGATCTGCGTGGTGCCGGTGAAGATGCTCTCTACCTGTCCGCTCGACGAGAGGAATATTACCATCTCCCGTTGCAAATATTCGGCAGACTGGATAACCCCGAAAGAAAACAGGTCTAACTCCAAGGGAATCCTGTTGCCGGACCCGGTTGAGAAAATCGCCGGGAAAGATGCCGACCCCTCGCCGTAGGCGTAATCCCCACCCTTACTGGAGAATGCCGGAAACGTGGATGATCCGGTGCCGATACTGATCGACACGCCGATACCGACAGAGACGAACGGAGTGAATATGCCTATACCCTCCCCGGCTTGCGGTGGAACGTAGACATCGCCCATCGCCTCGGATGTGAATGCCGGGAACATGGAACTACCGAACCCCAAGTGTTCGCTTATCCCGCCTGTGCCAAAACACCCGAACGCCGGGAAGTCGGCCCGGCCAAAAGCATAGGTTGGATCGAGGTGCAGATTGCCGGTCCCGGAGAACCTGACGGCCATACTTGCGCCAAAGGTTATGGTGCCGGTCCCTTCCATGAACAGATCGCAGTTCTGGACTTCAAAACTGCTTGATCCGGAAAACTCAGCTGACCCATATTGAACAGCGCCTTCAGCGAACTCCGCATCAAGTACAATGTCACCGCCAGAGTACAGATAGCAGTACACATAGAGCGGTTCCATCGTGGATTCTTCCACCAAATTGACGGCCGGCAAAACTATCGTCTCGCTGCCGGTGGTGATTGCGTAGTTGATGAGGTTGTCATTCCCGCGGAAAATCTTGATATCCGAAGTCGCCAAATGTTCCCCGTTCAGCGTCCTTTGCGCGCGGCCCGCTTCGAAGATGGAAACACTGCCGCCGTCGACCATTATTCCATGGGAGAAACCGTTCACGTTGCGCCCATCCATTCCCTTTTTGCCGATCCCGAAGAACGCAGCGGCAATATTCTCCGACACATTCGCCTGGAAAAAATGCCCGGGCAACAATGGGTCGATGCTGCGCGCCCAAGAATTCCAACCTTTATCGTAAAACAAAGTCCTCTGAATCTCGGAAGGACTCTCTCCGCTTCCTTTGATCGGTGCATGAGCCGGATAGGTGGTGGTCACCGTAGCGCTTTTCACGGTATAGCCGGATGGGAATATCGGCACATTGATGTTGCTGGCACCGATCGGTGGCACATTGACGCCAGGCACCAACAATGTCTTCCCCATAGAGGAATACTGCGAAGGATACACCGGCGCCCCATCGTATCCGGTAATTTGCGCGATCCATGGGGTACTGAATTCCAGGGCCTGCAGATCCAATTGCTCCGGTTTGAACACATATTGTGTGGGAGCTTTGGCGGCTTCTGCGTCGGGAACAACATCTTGGCTCGGGAAGCCGGAGGTATACCCGACAAACGTATGGAAACTCGGCCCGAATGATCCATACCAGATTGAGATATAGCTTTTGGGGAATGGCGCGGGCAGCCAATATATCGGGGTGCCATACGCCTTGAAAGTCTTTAACAGATTTTCCATCCCGGCATAGGTATATGCACTGGCCATGGCCGCTTTTTCTGCGCCGGTCGAAAGCCGGATAGCCTTCTGCGCCCCCGTAGTCGCAGCGGTTGCAGATGGGCTTGCGGAGTTGTAATTGATATTATCGCCGTAACCTACCACAGGGTTATTGAGCGTTACGGTTTCACTGGTGGTTTGTTCAGGTACGGTCAAATCGCCTGAATCTGCGAAATAGTTGAAGACAATCGCCCGAACATCTTTTATCAGTTTCATGGCATTCCTATCGCATATTTGTCATACGTACCAACCGGCATTTGTGGCAATACATGAGGAGGTGAAAGGAATTGCTGCATTCCTCGCGTAATCTTTCCCACACCGAACAATGACATCGCCCATGATTCTTTGCCGGCAACAGTCAAGGGAAGTTTCCCCATCACCTTCCATTCCATTTCTCGAAACAGGCAGTAGAAAAACGCTGCCGGCTCCGATTCTGTCTCTATTTTTTTGGCTATCCCGATCATGATGATTTCACCAACGACCACTTCTCCGCTGTCAATTTCACCCTCAACAATGCAGGGGCGAACGTGGATCAATTTATAGAGCGGGTCTATGGCCGTAAGTTTTTCCCATAAAGCAAAAGGTGAGCCGATATAAACCGCTTCAATCTTGTCGATACTATCGCAAATGCACAGGTAGATATCCCCGCAATATACTATATACGGCCGCACTCCTTCGGTGTTTATTTCAACAGGAAGATTTATTTCCGCTGCGAAAAGTCCGGAGGTGGTGAACTGCACAGCGCCATATTTCCGCGTCCAGGAATAGATGGAATTTCCTGAATGGAACATGGCCGAATCATACGGCACGTAGAAATTATTGTTCGGCCAGGGAAGCAACTGAATAAGCATTCTCCTGGCATTGCTCCAGTCTGTTCCTGAACCAAGAATATCAACATCAGCCAGATCATCAAGAAGCCCGATGAACTGGCTCGAATCCACGAGATGATTGGTCGTTCCGTCGAAGATCGAATAGAACAATTTGAATTTGTCGTTGCCTGGATTGGTGTCGAACCACTCTTCGGCCGGGCTCTCCCCGGTAAGCGGAAGCGTGTTGGTCAGATTGACGGCCTGAAGAAGTGTGGCCGGGCTATCAGGCGCTGGTGAGTAGGCATAGCCACCTATCGGCCACATCGATGTTACCTGCTCCAGGTCCAGCATGATCGCCTTCAGCCCTGCCGGCAGTCCGGTCCACATATCACTCGCCAGGTAAACCGACTTCGTTATGTCAGCAGGTTTTCCGGTAAAAATCCTGCATGTGATTATCTCGCCGCTTTCCGCCTCATAACTTCCAGTTTGATGCTCGACCTGCCGGATGCCGTCAGCATATGGCAGAGAAAACATTATCCGCCAAGGCTGGACGTTGTTGTCCTTCTCCAGCAGGAACCCGGATCTGCCGGCTATGGCCGAACCATCGGAAGAGTAGAAGTTCAGGAAAGATTCCACGGTCGTTCTCGGCCGATCGGCCAGGCCGTTCTCATTCAGGTCCATGAACATATTGCCTGAAACGGACAACCAGAATGCCTCGCCGAAGGGCATGATACCGGGTATTGGATGACGGTCCTGCTCCCACACAACCGTTTCCCCGGAAGTGGTTTCATCGATCACGCCGAACGGGGAAAGCGAACCCATCGGCACAAACTTATAAACCCCCATCCCTGGGTACGGCGGATCGTTCTCGGTATCTTCCGGAATGCTGCCATACAAGCTGGTCCTGACCCCCTCGCCTTCAGTGTAAAGAACCGACAGATCAACCATTGAAGTGATCCCGGCAGTGAACGAATCTCCCACGATGATCTTGATGCCCTCGCCGGTCGAGCAGGTGATTACGATACCCTCCGGGGAAAAGATATTGCCTCCGTGGAGATCGCCGTCCTGCCATACATTTATCCGGAAACCATCAAGGACTTTTGCGGTGGCCGGCAGATCGAGATCCTGAAGAACGCGCAATGACTTATTGGCGAACCAAAGTTTCTTCCTTGCCCGGTCTCCATCGCAGTAGATCATTACGCCTCTTCCCGCAGGTTCTTGAAATTGGTCCAAAACCGCCCAGCCGGGACACTACCGAAGAGAGTGAAGATTGCCGCCCCGCTATTGGTCCCGGTGACGAACAACCTGCTCTCGCTCGGATTGCAGAATATCCCGTTGTAGGGATAATAGCCGGTCACTCCAAGCACTCCATCCGGGCCCATATCGGCATCCATCACCCACGATACCGTAGATAAATCCCATGGAGTGGCCATGGTCCCGATAAAGAGTTTATTCGAATAATCCGAGTACAGATACAGTTTCCCCCCATCGGGAGAAATCCATATGCTGTAAGCCCTGGCCGTAACATCTGGATCATGCACGACAACCGCAGCTGCTAAGGAGATGCTGTTTATGTCCCACGGAGTGGGTAGTAGAAACATCGCAACACCGCCGGAATAATACCCGACGAAGAGTTTGGTGCCATCCGGTGTGAAATATAGACATCGCGGGCTTGACGTGCCTCCCGGATTGATAACCTTCTTCCGCACATATACCAGTGTTTCCAAACTCCACGGAGTGGACAGCGTGTAATGTGCGATATTCCCCGCATACATCCCGGTGATGAACATGTTCACCCCATCCGGAGAAATGAACACATCCGACGGCTGCCGGGAGTTTGTAAAAATCGATCCGGATTTTGAAAACGATGCGATAGTCGAAACATCCCAAGGAACCGTCAAAACAAAGCGGCTCACATCGTGATCGTCGGTGACGACATAGAAGTATCCGCCATCGTCCGGGAAGAACAACCCATGCGGGTTATTCAGTACGCTATATGCTGCTGCCGGCCCAAGGTTATATGGTGCTGTCATGCCGCCGCCTGTTCCGGTTGCCCCCAAGCATACGAATCGATACGCTTCTCATCACCTATGATCCAATCGACGGTCGAGAACAACAGGTCGGCATTTACGACTCCAACCGATCCCTGCACCCTTGGCTCCGTTATTGAGGCCCCGCCAGCATCGGCCAGCGCTGACTTGCGGTAGAATGTCGCCGTGCCGTTCGCAATGACCGTGGCCATCCATACCTCGCCCGAATCTTTAAGCAGCACTCCATTTGCTGCAGTGAGGGCCATGCTCAGACCGGTTGACCCATCGTCTGCCTCTGTGAAGACGGCGAGAAGTGTGGCCGCCCCGATCGCATCGCCGGGGGAACTTGGCATGGCCGCATTGTTCCCGTAAACCCTAATTACGCTGACCCCTCGATGGAGAGCGGCCACGGCCAGCAGCGCAGCATTTCTATCCGGTATTCCTAATTCGAACATGATATTTTCTCCTTAATCGAGTGCGCCGACGATCTCGCCAACGTTGAAAGATTGCACATCATTTGCCGCAAAGGTCCTTGACGCCTGCAGCCTGCCCTTGAAGAGACAATTGCCGGCAGTCACGGCATCCCAAATGCTTGCATGGGAAACCTGATAACCGGGCGAGTCAGAAGCCACGGTCCATGTGACCTGGGCATCATTGAGACACTGGCCGCTGCCGGCAACGGGATTGGCAAATGTTACCGCCTTCCGGACATAATCGGCATCGTCGGCGATGGTGATCTTGTTGTCCGCTCCGGTTTCGCCCGGATCACCATCGTGCAGCTCAACAAACCAGGCAGTTGGCCGGGTGACAGCGGTGGTGGTCAGTAAAAACGTGATAAGGAGGTCTTCTGCGTGATTGGTTAAGCCGCTCATGTGCGTGTCTCCTTATATGCTGACGAGGGAAAGCCCCGCAGTCACTTTCAAAACGTTCCCTATTTTCACCACTTCCGGCGAGGGCAGGGCCACTTCCGACAGCAGCAACCCGCCGGTATTCCCCCGCGTGATATTCGAGGTAATGAATCCGCCGCGGATGGTGGTTGGCGCGTTGAAGGTAATCTCGGTCGGTGCGCCGACATTGGCAAACACGCCCCCGGCGATGGCGTCCGGAGTGAATGCCGGCCGCTCTGTCCCGGCGTAGGCTGTAGCCTCTACTGCCGTGGTAACGACCGTCGTCATGGTATCCGTCCCGGCCGGAACATGCGCTGCCGTCCACAGGCCGATATACCAGGAGGTCAGTTGACTCCCGCCGGCCAGCGCTGCCCCGAGTAGGTACGCAACACTCGATTCGGGCAGTAGGTTCTTGACCTTATGCTCCCACACCAATTTTCCTTCAGGGTCGTAGCACTCGAATGAGTAGATGAACCCTATCTTTGCTTTATCCAGCATTTTCAACCCCTTCTGATAATTTCAGTGGTTAGCCAACTCTTGGCCGCAAATTTTGATATTGTCGGGTTGTGCAGGCTGGCGATGTATTGCCGCACTCCGTCCTGCTCCCGGATGATCGCCGCCCCGGACATTGCCGAATCAGGAGCGACATGCCTTTCCTGCACGTTTTTGCAGGCTCCATCCGCCGTCCCGATCACCATGCCGCGCTGCGACTGCCAGGCAACATCGTCGGAGTTTGGGATTCTCTTGCCAGTGCCGAAGATCGCGCCATAATCGAATTTCTTAACGACCGAGAATCCATCTTCAGGCGTCCTGGCGTAGAACCACGTTTCCTTGTCGGTCGCGCAGAAGATCCCGCCTGTTACCGGTTCCATGATGGAAAGTGCGGCCGGGAATTGCTCAAACGATGAGCCGAGCCTGAAGTGGTCATAGGAAAATGGCTCTGAATACCAGAAAGCACCGGCATCGTCCGCGATGTATGCCCGACCGTTGTAGAACCGGATGATCCGGCCCGGGGGCGGCGGGGAGATAAAGGCGAGTTCGAGGATATTGCTATCATCATATCGGCCGGCTGAAAGCGTGTACGGTGCGCTCCCTGGCAGGACATCGGCCACATGGTAAAGTTCACTGCCGTTCGGCATACTCAGGTAGAGGCGCAGATAGGCAACCTGCTGATCGGTGGCAATGGGCAAGGATGAGAAGACGATACCTGAGCCATCAGGCGCCTCGACGCTGACGATTGGTGATGCCCCGGATTCAACCCCTGCGGAATCGACAAATGAGACAGCAGCCAGATAGGTTCCGCCGCCGTATGATCCTGAAACTGAGTAGACCAGCGGTGCGGCCGGGGGAGTCATGCCCCAATTCTTCGCCACTCCGCTGACGATCTTCTTGCAGACGAGCCCTTCGGAAAAATAGACGATGCCGTTATGATACTCGTAGGCGAAAACATCACCTGCAACCGGGCAGAGATCGACCGCCGAGCTGCCGGTGAACTTCTTCAGCATCCCGGATTCGACAAAGAACATTCCGGCAGGACAGGAGAATCCGCCTTTTGGCATGGTGGCGGAATAAACCTTGGTCATTCCCTTCCGGCGCTTGCCTTTGCCAGTGTTGTCGAAGTCGACATTGACGGCATTGCGGCAGGAATCCCCCGGATCTTCCCGGGTACTCATCGGCAAGGCGTGATCCTCGGCACGGTTGTTCATGCCTTTTGTCCAGGGTCCGATGGCTACCATGCATCACCACCAGCAGTGTCTTTCATGTGGGTGGCGGTGCGCCTGGTCCGTCGTGTCTGCATGTTGGCATCCCACCTCTGCCCAAATGATGCGGCAAACATCCGCTCATATTTCATTGATTCAGACTCGCTATAAGTGTCAGCATCTTTTTTCAAGAATGCCTGCCGATATGCCCAGTCGAGCATTCTGACGTGGTGCCGTGCGTGAATTTCCGGAGATGTTCCCATCGGTGTCACCGGCAGGCGCAAAACAACGAGGTTGAGCGTTGCGTTCTCAGTAGGTTTCGGGTAGAGCGTGATAGTGTTGCCTTCCAGGAAATACTCCCTCGGTAAGCCGGTTTCGTCCTCCCATGCCACATCGTGGAAGTCGAGTTTTTCCCGCGAGGTCCGCTTCAAGGCGCTCTGCTCACCTGTTATTCTGGCTTTTTCTATCTCGTAAACGAGAGCGTGTGTGCTGTACGAAGCGGTGTTGGCAAGAATGGCAATCGTGCAGTATGCCTCGACACCGCTGACCTTAATCAGGTTTGCCCGTTCAGCCGCCTCTTGCTCGGCGTCCTGGATATGACTGGTAAGCTCGGCATCGCTCCACAGGTATGGGACAACTGTATCGCCAAGGGCTATCCTGGCCGCTGCTAATAATTCAGATTTTGTCATCGCTTCTCAAGGCAGGCCGCACCATGACGATACGGCCTGCGGGAAAGATTTGATTGCTGATTTAGTCGCGCTGAAGAGCGAACTCATCCAGGAAGACAGAGCCGAAGATAGCCACGCTGTTACTCCGCGCATCTACCGAGACTTTCAGCGGCACGGTTGCCGTCACTTTGGTTTTGCGGGTGGCAAGAGTGGCACTCATGGTGGCGCTGATGATTGCTCCTGCTGCGGTGTCGGTGGCAAGAACCGCGGTGCCCATGGTGGTGGAGCCGCTCAAAACCGACACAGTAGAGACAGAGCCGGTGACTCCGGACGGAGTTACGGCAAATCCGACAACGGTCATGTCTGCCGGTACGGGGATATAAAGAGCACCTGCACCTGTGCCTGCGGGTATTGCAAAGGGTACTATTATCATGTGTGTTACCTCAATAGTTGAGTGCTGTTCCGGTACTGCTATGAACAGTACCGGAAGATTAAAATAGCTTACGCCGGGGCCGATACTGCGGTGAACCGGGAGTGAGCCTTGCGATGCTTACAACAAATCTGACCAACCCAACGGATCGAGGCGGTCCAGATGTCCGGCTGTGTGCGGTCGGCTTCCCATTTCGGCGTAGTAAAATCGAAATCCTTATGGGAAACGAACTCCAGCATCCTGGTGTTGAGTGCATCAACGTAGCTGGCCGTCTGGTTCAGGTCTGCTACAACCGGGGCGCCGTCGAACATGACGTTGGAGAAGCCTTTCAGGGCGAGGGTCGCATCGCTGTAACGAACCTGCGCCTGCAAGGAAGCCTCAAAACCATCTTTGATGGCCTGAGTGGTCATATACAGGTCGGGCATTCCTTCGTTGGTGGTGTCGACAATGGCCGGCAGACGGATAGCCTGGAAGCCCTTGAAGTTGCCAACGGTGGCGGTCGAACTGTTGTTTGCGGCCCACAAGGACACGTCATCCTGCTTGATCCCGCCGTATGCGGTCGAGGTGACGGTACTGAACAGGGCTGCGAGCCCGGCAAAGCCCTGAACACCGCCGACCACATCGTTGAGATAAATGCCGGCACCCATCTTCTTCTTGATGGACTTGTTCATGTTGGCGAACTTTGCCGCAACCAGATTGACGATAGCCGCCTCGCCGTTGTTCTGTACGCGGTCGGTCAAATCCACCGTCTGAGCTGCGAAGTAGCCGCCCCACGGGAAATAGGCCTTGTTATGGGTTTCGGTCTTGGTCGTCGGAATGACGGTGGTATTACCGTAAACGCCGGTATGCGCGGCCCCATGCTCCAACGGGCAGTCAACATATTTACCGCCGTCTGCAGAGCGTTTGCTGTTCATGAGCTTCATGAGCAGTGCATTGGTGGTGAAGTACACGTCTGTAGGCTGACCGAGTACGTAAGTGTTCGTCAAAGCATTAAGTTCGTCGATTGTAAAAGCCATGAGTTACCTCTTATTGGGCTTTGGCCGCCCGCATCGCCTGCAGAGTCTGCATCATTGCTGCGGTGGCCTCTTGCGTGTTTTTGAATGGTTTATTGACTGTCGGAGCCATCGCCGTGCTGCCTTGCTTGCCAAGAACCTTGCCGGCAGACTCGGCACCTTTGGCGAGTTTCGCCCCTTCTTCTTTCGCCGCGAGAACCTTTTGCTCGTACTCCTGTTGGATGGTCTTAATCCGCTCATCGGCCTTGAACTTATGAAAAGCGGTGTACTCATCGGCAAGAGGATCTGCATCCAGGTATGGCTTCAACACGCCGCTTTGCAATGTTGCCTCATAATCAGGGTTTTCCTGAAGAAATTTCCCCTGGATCTTGGCAATCTCGCTCTGCTGCTGCTGCTGGCTCAACTGGCTCATAACCGTTGACGCCGTGCGGTTGGAATTGATCGCCAGGGCTTGTTGCATCCCTTCAGCGATACCAATTTCACCTGAATCCATTTTTTGATACAGATCGTTGAGCAATTCGTCCTCACTCGGCCCTGCTGGCTGTCTGGTCATTTCCTCAAACTTGGCCCGCAGTGCGCCAATCTCGGAACTCTGTTTGCCGATCATTGATTGACTGGCCTGCAACATCGCTTCGAGTTTGGCTATACTCTCGTCAGGTTTGGCTTCCTGCTTATCCTCTTTGGGGGCTTCCGCTTCAACCTTGACCTCTTCTTTCGGCGCCTCTTGATTGTCCGCTACGGATTCCGCTACGGGATTCATAGGGATCGAGCCTGCCGGTACTTTATTTTCGTCTTCCATTGTGTTTTCCTTTATCGGACCTCTCGGGCTACCCGACTAAATTTCTCGCCGCGTTGACTGCTCGACGATATTGTTTTTTTTGAGATAGCGGTTGTAATCGCTTCTCGTTTTAATCTTGTTTTTATCACCGCTGCATTGCAGGCATCCGAGCGCTTCCGGGTGACGCATCCATGCGGGCATGTCGTCACCGATGACCAATCCTGCCGAGAGAACCTTTCTGGCCTGCCCGCCGCATTTGCACGGAACCGTGTCAGGTTTCTCGGCTATCTTGAAAAACTGGTCTTGCTCTTTGCCGCAGTTACAGCGGTAGGAATAAAGTGGCATGATTAACTGAAGGCCACTGAGCCGATGTTCTCGACGATGACAAAGCGAGTATTCGACACACCAAACACCACGAGCGTTTCGCCGGGGGCGTTGAATGTCGCCACGTCGTTCGTCCCGTCCCAGGTTCCCGCGCCGAGAGTTACGGTATGGCCGTGGGTGCCTGCGTCGATCTGGGTAATGACCAGGAAGCGGCCTTTAGTGGGTGTGGCAAGAGTCATGGCAAGGCCCGCCGACGCAAGGTTCAACTGGACAAACGAATCATCAGGTAAGGCACCTGACGCTGTGACGATTGACTCAGGGAATACCAAGCCTTCAGGTGTTAAAAATCCGTCAAGCTGGGTGTCGATATAACCTTTAACGGCTTTCTGTGAGGCAACGCGCTTGTCACTGTTCGCGGCAAGCAGGGCGTCGGTATCGAGCGGGATAACAGGATTGCCACCGCCGACAGCTACAAGTTGGTCAGTTGTACTCATTTCTCATCCTTTAGGCGGTAGCGCCTGTTTGGGGTTGCCGTGCAAACTCCATTAGTTGCACGATTGTTTCTTGTGGTACGCCTGCGTCGATAAAGATTTTCGCGGCCTGGTCAAGCGCATCGCCTGATTCAGCCATGCGCTCTACGATTGCCCGCCAGTTGGGGAAATTCATGGTTTCAAGGAGTGCTTGAGAGTCGATTGCGCCCTTGTCGAACAGGTCTATTGCTTGCTCTTTCACCTCAAGAGATGTCTGGGTAATGGTCGAACCTGATTCCACCACGTACTGGAACTTGCGCCCGATGAGGTCAAGGCCGCGAATGCCGGTCACGGAATCGTCAACCTTGATGGGGTCGGTAGTGACGCCGAAATTCTGGAAGAAGGAAATTGCCATGCGTCCGCGCTGCCGGATGAGGTAATCAACCATCCGGATCTTGTGACGCATCAGGACTTGGTTGCGTTCCTGTAAGGCAACGATTGCGGATGCTGCGACAATTCTGTTCGGCGTGTCGCCCCGGTCGGCGTCTTCGATCTGGTAAACTCTGTCGAACATGCCGGTCAGCATCTCGATGAGCCTGGTAGTGTCTGCCGGTAGGCTCGGCACATCGATGTAGTGGATACCTGCGCCAGCATTCCCAGTTATAGGGGTGAGAATCAGCCCGGGATTATTATTGACATCATCCTCTGTGAGCCCGGTATCTTGCGGGAGCACCAACGGCGGCAGCATTACCCTAGCCAGGTAGCGATACATCCTGCTTAAAAGCTCGCTGATCTTCTCGGCCAAATCGCCTACCTGCTCGGCTGCGGAGAAACCCCATGGGCTGGCCGGATCGCGATATGAAACTGCGGTAGAGTACGGGAAATGATCGTACAAATAGGTGTTGGATTGTTCCTCGCGAGACAGTTCAGGATTAACGTTCGGGTTCGGCATGTCGGCGCAAACCAGATCTCCGCCGTTTGCCATGGTTATCATCCGTATCCCGCCAGGATACTTTTTCCGCTGCTTCGGAGTGATGCCATCTTCTGCGAGTACCGGGGCTCCAGACTCGTCTGTCATCGGCTCCATGCTGTTGTCCCGCACGAACAATTCAACGACCAACGCCCTGTCCTCACCCCCCTTGGAGTTGGCGCGGGGATGCATGGTCTTGCTGCCGTACATCGAGGCGCTGGCACTCTTGGTTGGTTGCGGGCGGTTCTCTTCGCGCTCCTCCCCGAGAATTGAATAAACCTCATCGACATTGACACTGCCTGGTTCGAGGTCGAACATCGATTCAACGGCATCGGGGCGTATCGCCGTGGCCATGCCGACATAAGGCGCGTCGTTGGGCGATAACCAGTTGCCGGGGGCGATGACATAACTGTACGGGTCTATGACCACCACGGAACACTCACTGTAGTGAGAGTCATACACGCCCTTCTCGATGGTGGTGCCGTATATCTCCATGCCAAGCGCTGAGTCAACGAGGACGTTTATCTGCTCGGTGGTGTTCCACCAGTCTTTCATGCGGACGGTGACTTTCTTGTCGGAATCGTCGGGGATCGGCTCGCCGGTCTTGGGGTCGAGCAATGGTTGTCCTTCCTGGTCAACCTGATATCCTCCATCAAGAGAAACGACTTCAGCTGCAGGGTTTTTTGCGGTGAGGTTGGCGACGGTGCGCTGGACGTTGCTGAAAATGAGGTTGGCCGTTACAGCATGTTTATTTCGTAAGGACCGCTGTACTGCGCCACCTCGCCATATCCTGTGGTTTTCCTGCCAGCGTTCTTTGAGTAACAGCCTCTCTTTCTCGGCCTCGGACACCATAAAACAATTGTCCCAGAACCAGCGGCCTACGTCTGGATGGCCTTCTGGCGGGAGATTTGAGAGTGTCCACTTTTCCATTTAATTCTTCCTCGGTCTGCCTGGTTTCTTTGGCTCAACTGCTGTGTACTCATTCCCCGCCCATTCCTTCCGCCCCATCTCATCGGCATATTGCTCCGCATCAATTCGCACCCGCGCCGGGTTTCCTTCGCGATACGATCCACCGCACTCCGGGCAAATCAGGTTATCTTGAATGGTTGATTCATCCTCGATGAACGATGACCAGCCATTTTCGACGTATTGCTGTTTGAGCCTGAACATTGAGCCATTCGGCGGCAGGTCGGGATTATAGCGGTCGGTTGTCGAGTGGAATCGCTCATTGCAATTTGGGCAAATTACGTCAGCCATTATTTCTCCTTCCTCAATCCTTCCATAGCCAACGCCGCGCCCATCCGTTCATTCATCTGCTTCACGATCGGCGGCAATCCATCCTCGTTGTCATGCTTGGTTTCTGAGGCAAATTCGTCGATAACTATTGGCCCTTTCCCGCGCTTGATTTGTTTCGGAAATAGCGCCTCATGGCTCTCGCGCTTGCTCCTGGAGACGAGGTAACCAGTAACGAGTGCCGAGAGAATGGCGATGAGCCCGCTCATTGCGCTCATTGCCAAAATGAACCAGAGTATTTCTGTAGTCATCACATCCCCGATGATGCCGGGAAAGCATCGTCTAAATTTCTCGCCCTGGATTTCTTGTTGCCAAACACGATATCGAAATCCTCTTGCGCCGTGGTCTTCGGTATCTCTTTCGGCGCCTTAAGCACTGCCGGGTGCGCCTCATCGATTACCCGGCCAATGATGGAGGCTGCGTCAACCTCATCGTCATTTGCACCAGTTGGGAATCTGAGATATTGGTCAATTACCGCATCGCCTTCCGGCCCTTCAGGGATATGCACCCTGCCCATTGCCGCCATAGCTTGGAAAGGCTGGGCTTTGGTTGGTTTGTCCTTGCCGTGCGGAGATACCGGCTCAATCCTGCAGAATATCTTTTTCTCGATCATTGACCGTCCGACAAAACCACTGACAGCCTTCCAGTTGTTGTCATCCTCCGGAAACCAGGCAAATGGCTTGTGTGACTTGATCATCACCAGAGCTTTATCAATCGACTTATCGATAGTCTCCTGCGCCCTGAACCCGCCAGTTCGCAACCAGAGATCGCCGGTCGAATCAACCCCCCACATCCGGAAACAGTTATAGTCGTTGTGGTCCTCGCCTCCTGGGGCATGGTCTGAAGTCATGTAGTGATTCAGTTGCGTCGGCTGCTCGCCAATACGATATCGCTGAAACCAATCACGTTGAAAGAACGTGCCTTGCGGCGGTTGCGGACGCTGCTGAAACAGGGCACTCCATGTCCTGACCTGCGTTTTAAATCCTTCAAAATGTTCCGGTGTGAACCACTCAGGCCAGAGATAATCTCCTATTTTTCGGCCCAGCGGGTCATCATTGCGCTCACACTGTGCCGGGATGCAGACCACATACCATTGCCGACCGTCGCGGCAGTCGATCAAACCTGTCTCGCCATCGTAATTTTCAGGCAGGATTTTTCCCGACAGGTCGTTTTCGCTCCATCTGGTTTGGATGATGATTTCAGCGCCACCCGGAACGAGGCGTGTTCGAAGATCGTCCTGGTATGCTCCCCATGTCTTTTTCTGAATCGTCTCGCTATCGGCTTCCTCGCGACCCTTAACCGGGTCGTCGATGATGAGCAGGTTACAGCGGTTTCCGGTGATGCCCGAGAGAATGCCGCCACTCATATATTCCGAGCCGTTGTCGATGGCCCAGAAATCGGCGGCGCCGGTATCGCTTGAAATGGTTGTGCCGAATACGTGTTGAAACTTCTTGCTCCTGACGATCTGTCGCGCCCGCCTGCCGTGTTTCTTGGCGAGGTCAGAACCGTATGAAGCAAGGATTATTTTGTAGTTGGGGATTTTCCCCATGATCCATGTGGGGGCAACGACTGAACCAAACGTTGATTTTGCCGACCCTGGAGGCAGGAAGAACATAGCGCGGGGAATCTCGCCGCTCACCACTCTCTCGAAAACTGACATGATCAGCGCATGGTGGTCGGCTATGCCGGTTTCTACCGGGGCCAACTCCCACTGACTTTCGTCGTCATCGACCGGCACCCCGGGGATATCAATGAATTTTGAATAATCGAGCAGGGAATCTTTGGCACGTTTGCGCCTGAGGAGTTCGGCGGCTGCTTCTTGGCGAGTGACTTTAGCCATTCGCCGCACCAATTATTGACATAAGGTCGTCGGTGGACATATCAGACAAGCCACGGCCTTGCTGTGGGGCGCTCTTGTCGGCAATCCCGTAAGCTCTGCATTCACTTTCCATCGCTTTTGTCCACGACTCGATAAGTTTCTTTGCCGAGTCAACACGGCCGCCGAAGGAGATTATCTTGTGATAAATCTCTGACAGTTTATCAACTCGCGCTTCCGGGTCGGCCATCAATTCCCCGAGCTTGCTCAATTCTTCCAGGCTTGCGTTTTGGATTTTCAACTCATCAAGCATCGCCTCAACCACATGGCGATTGTTTGTGGAACGGTCCATTTGCTCGGTGCGTATTTCGGCCTGGCTATTGGCGTTCGCGTCCTCAATTTCCCTTTCAGTTGGCCCAATCGTACCTTTGCGTACTAACGACTTGCGTACTATGTCATCGGCTTTCGCCTGAATCCGTTCAGAGATATCTCGCGGCCAACTCTCGGCTTTTGCCCGCTTGCGAATCGCGCCCTCGGTGATACCAAATTCTTCGGCTATATCGCGCAGAGTTCTTTTACCTGCTCGGTAATGGGCTGCGACCTTCTCCCAATCTGCTTTGATTTTTGCTGCCATATTCCCCAAAATAAAAAAGGCCCCAGCCATGCGCGATGCATAACTGGAGCCTTTAACGGTGAGTCCCGGAACAACGTGGGAGTCGTCAGGAGTCCTATAAATTGTGGTGAGTATAAATCATTGTTGCAAAAATAACAACATTACGTTGCAAGATTCGCAATATTCATTCTTTTTTTCTTGACACGTTGCAAAGAACCGTTGTTCAGGCTGAGTTTTTCGACCGTAGAGAAAACGACATCCACGGTCCGGGCCGAGCCTTTGTGCTGGCCAATCGTAATGATAATCTCGCCCTCCTCTCCGGTGTAACCAGGGATCGATGGGATGGCGTCAATTAGTTGATGGGCTCGTTGTATGGCTTTGTTCATACAGGTATTTTACGTGATTGTTGCGTAAAATGCAATGTTTTAGGTTTGGTGTTGAGTTTGAGGTAATGTGGACTTTTTTTCTCCACTAGTGCATTTTTTTCTTGATTTTGTGTTACATGTGTAATACATTAGTAATCAAGAGGAAGGGAATAGCCCAAGCCTCACTGCTGAGAGCGCACCGAAGGGGAGCGCGAAAGGAGAGTAAAATGAAAAACGTCATCAAAGCAAGAATTATCGCCGCCGCCGCAGCCATCGGGTCTACCAGTACCACCGTTAAAGGTTCCCATAAATTTATCCTGACCCGTCAGAGCCATCCATTCCGCAGCGTGTTAACTAGAGATATCCGGTCCCGCGCCAAATATCTGGAAAAACGCACCATGTCCCGAGAAGCCCGCAGGAAATCCGCAATACCCTTTGGTGCCGACAGCGCAGCCGAGATTCGCGAAGAACAACGCCGCTGTTTCCCCCAGCGAAAAAACTGGACATCCCCGGAACCGTCAATGGCCGACCGTGATGACTCATGGACTGCCGAGTACAGCCTGGGGCGGTACTCCACCCGTTGCACATACACCAAATGGGAGTACACCGCCAAGGCCACCTGCTGGGCTATTGACCGTGGCAAACTCGGCCTTGAGTTCCACTGGAAGGACACCGTGAGTTTTCTGCAAGCTCCCGCAGGTTACAAGTGGCAGAAAGACCGGAACGGCATCCGTCTGGTCAGTTTGACAAACGACGACAAGGATTACCATCCTGACTCTGACAACCTGCGAAACTACAGTAAAAAAGCTATAGCGCAGACCATCAACAGGCTTTACACCGCCCGAAAACAAGCCGAGCGAGATATGGCTAGGGTCGCACGTCGGGCGAAAAACCAGGACCGCGATAATCTGAAGGCAATCCGAAAAGCAGAGCGCGAAGGCGCTATGATCTGTGTCAAAGACAGCACCACCGCAGGAAACTGCCAGGCGGGGACAATTGCTTTCGCCAATAGGCATAACCTCAATCCGACCAAGCATTACCGCCCCACCGAATTGTTGGCGATAGCAAACGGCGATGCCCACCGCGTCCGCTTGGCAGTGGCTGTTGGGCTGAGAAGACACTACCGAGAGATCCGCGCAGGCTTTTGCGAACTGGCAGACCACGTAGCATAATCACAATTACCGAGCCGGGCGGAATCCCGGCAAAGGAAATATCATGAGTAAGAAAACCACAATTTACATCCCTGATAATGCTGAGAAAATCCTTTCTGCCCTTGGGTTAATGGAAAAAAGAGGGACGTCAGGAGGATTGGCAACTATCGTTGAGCGGTATGCCAGAATTACCGCCGAAGCGACTCCCGAGTTGACAGAGGCGGAATGGTGCTGCTTCTGCGACGCCAATAACGGTTGCGGGGTTTTTCTCGCCACCGGCGGCCATGATCAGGCCGAGTCTGCATGGGCAAATGTTGCCGACTCAGTGCCTGATGGATTAGATGAAAAATGGGGAGTATCATGTCTGAAACTTGCCGAGAAAATAAGGCTGATGACTTTTGTGGGTAGAGTGGCGGTTTGGGATGTTGCGGCGCGCTTCTGGTCATCTCCACGGCTGAACGATCTAACAGCAAGGGAGTTACTGGTAGAGGCTGGGGCAAAAATAAGGAAATAATTCCCAACCAATGGGGTCGCATAGGCCCCATTGGTGTTCTCCTTAGCTACCTTCTCTCCACCATCATCTGCACAACCGCCCCGCCGATACCAACCGGCCGCCGATGCCTGGAGAACCCTTCTTTCCATTTCCGGAGAATTATAGGCGCCAGTGCCGTCCGGTTCTTCGCCGTGATGCAATAAACCTTCATTCCCTCTTTCATGCGAACTCCTTCATCTCCAAAATTCTGTAAAGCTCATCGATGAGATAAGCCGCCTTGTCGAATGCCCCGAAGTCGGCGCCGGCCGGATCGCGAAAGTTGATCAAGGTATTGACACACTCCTGAATTGGTGTGAGCATCGCCTTTCTCGCCGGGTTATGGCCCTCGATCTCCATCAGGTCAGTCATCACCCGGTCGCACATCCGGATCAATGCCAAGGCCGAGTATCCTGAATCAGGAGTATCGTAGACGAACCGTTTGAACTCCTCTCTGCGCTCCTTGATCCAACGTGGGTTGCTCATGCACGGCCAATAGATGATTGCATGTTGGCAGGCTTTAAATCCGTCAGTCATCGAGCGCTTGATATCCACCCGGGCGAAGGCATGGGTTTGGCGCAGGGTTTCGAGGCAGCCAGCAACTGTCGCAATCATGACGAGGGTTTGGTCGGTTTCTCTACTCATATTCTCTTCGACTCCTCGGCGGCCAGCCATTTCTCCATCCTAATTTCCATCTGCGCCGTGATCGCTCCGCACAGCTCCTCCGCTATAATCCGTTTTTCCGACATCGCCGGGTCGTTCTCCCTGGGGCCAGTGACCATGACGAACGTTTCCCCGACGACGAGATACCAATTCTCCCCAAGAATTTTTACTAACGTCCTGGTACAGGCTGCCGGCACATCGCTTTCATGGATCGTTTCTGTTGTTTGGCTCATTTCGATTCCTTTCTATTTTTGATGGAAAAAACATCTTGAGACGGTGGCGTGAGACGGGATGACCTTCCACGTTTCACATTCCAAACCGTCTGCATCTATGTCGATCGATCGTAAGCACCTGCCGTATGTATTCCCGGCCGCTCTCTCGAATTCTGCAGCCGGGATAAACCTGCCGCATCCATGGCAGTAGTTCGTCGCGTGAATGAGTGCTGTGGGCATCACAGAGGGAATTCTGAAGGTTGAGCGCTGGGGGGATTGTGAGGAAGGTTCGGGAGTGGTGATGGCAATGACCGGCTGTTCCTTTTTTGCCGCTTTCAAATATGCAAAACTCATCACCGCGCCGGCCGGCCTGGATGGAATCCTGACAGCGGGAGAAGGTCCTGAAGGGGGAGCAGTGACCTTTTGCTCCTGCTCAGGTGTCTTTTTGTTTTTCAGGTGCGCGAAGCTGAGAATTGCCATTATCTATCCTCTTCCTGTTTTTTACTTGGTTAGTCGTCTTTTAGTCGGTTTGTTTTTCATCAATAATACTAACTAATTAACAAGTAAGACAACTAAGACAAGTAAAAAGAGATATATTATAATAATAAGGGAAGGCCAAAAAACTTTTAGTAAAAATGGTTTTTCCGCCGTGGTGCAATTTTTCCAAAAAGTTACTCGAATAGGTGTCTTACTCGCCACTACATTGATTTTTTTAATCTTTTCCGAGACACCTAGCTTTATATTCTGAAGTGGTAGTTGTCTTTTGTTAAAACTGGTCACTGAATGGTAGTGGCTCTTGTTTTGCTCCATTCAGGATAGTAATTTCTTGATCTTCAAACTTGATTTTTGTCGTTTGTGTAAATGCGTCTTTTGCAACTGATAGTGCGGGGAGAAACAAACAATCCAGCACTTTCCCGTTGGCGCCTTTCATTTTTCTTCTCTCAGGTTGCCCGCCATCCCAAATTTTCCAAGTATTCCGCCAGAAATGAACTTCATTTTTAATATACCTCTCATTCTGAACCCGGCACCATTGGGTATATTCGGCGTAAACCTCGTATTTGTAGACAGCTCCAGGCCATAGTTCATTGATCGGCGCTACGTCCTCAATGAGGTCTGATTTTACCGGCACTCCTGTTTCCTTGTGCGACAGCATATACCCCCGATCAATCACGCTGTGCCAGAAGTCCAGGACCGAAGGGAGCGACTCCTGAACCTGCTCAGAAAGGCCGTCAGTGATAGGCGCTTTTCTCAGGTCAATGTCGCTGTAATCATGCCTCATCAGGTCGTACATCATCGCCTCTGCCCCGCCGTTTCTGCGTTCCTTGGCAATTTTCCCGAAATATTCGGTGTTCTGCTTGAAATCCTCGGACGGCTCCAGCACACAGAAACGCCGTTCATCTCCGGTGGCCGGCACAACCCACTCCTCATTCGAAGCAATGATGACATTGATGTAGTTCCCCAGGGTGATTGAATCGATTCCTTTGGGCTCAAAGAGGATTGTCGGCTCGGTGATCAGCTGCTTCAATTTACCCTCGGCCTTTTTGTCACCGCCCCACACCGCTTCATCCAGGAATACCACCAATGATTTCGATAGGTGCATGTTGAACCGGCCGGTAAAACTCTCGGAATCAGATATTGGTAAAAAGGCTTCACCAAAGATTGACCCGAAGTAGTTGACGAAAACACCTTTACCGATGCCCTTGCCACCCTTCAGGACAATTGCGACGCCTGGCTTGTCTCCACCTGGATCTTGCACCGCCCGAGCCATCCAGGCCATGACATAGGCAAAATGTTCGGCATTGCTATCGCAGATCACCTTGAAGATGTGGGACCGCATGAGGGACCAATCGCCCTGCTTGGGCTCAAGGGGGAATCCCTTGAAGAGATTGTAGACGTTCGGCCTGGTCTTCTCTGAAGGATCGAAGACAACATCATCATAGGTCCGTCGACCGTTCCACGTCATCCAGGTTTTTGCCAGTTCCCTGTATTCAATATCCCTGTTCTCGCCCACAGGGACTCCCACCCGGGTGTTGGCAAAGTATGAGTAGAGGGAGGTTATTTTTAAAAAAGAAAGAGTGTGCTTCCGGGCGGCATGGTCATAGCCCTCCTTGGCTATCCGGAAATCTCCACCAAGAAGCACCGCGGCATACTCCTTATTCATCTTGGCCAGGGCCTCGATGGTTTTAGGCGGATAAAAACCGTCATCACCGGCCTGATCTGGTGCATTTGGATCCTGGACAGGCGGCTTCCATTGCATCGCCGTAAAGGGAATTGCTTTCTCGAACTGCTTTCTGATACCTCCCCCGGAAGGATCTGTCTTGAGAAGGTCGTTGAAATCGAGTTTTGCCGGGTTGGTTGAGAAACAGGTATCATCCGGCGAAACCAAGAAAGCCTTCCTTCCTTCGCGGGACGCTTCGAATCTCTCAGCAAGGACATATGCCGCCTTTTGCCCCGGCATGCTGGATGATTCTTTTTCCCGCACAGGATCGGAATCAACTGCCAGATATAAAACGTTCGTTTCGTCCGGGATAATCAACCCCTTCATCCCAGCCGTTGAGAGAGCAGCCACGCCGTTTTTGCCGGTGGCCTGGATAACAGAGAGGACGGTTTCAATTCCCTCGCCTACGACGATTTCCGCCTTATCTCCCTTGCGGTTGAACCATATTCCCCGGCCGTCGCAAGGTCCGTGCATCTTGGCGCCGGTCTTCTTGTGGTTGTCGAGGTCAATGAACAGGCGCTGGACGGCGAAAACCTTTTCGTCTGCAGGCTGTGACGCCGCGGCCACGATCATATTATTCGTTTCGCCGGTTTTCTTGTCGGTATAGGAATTCCATTTAAGGCAAACAGGCAATGGATCTATCGTTATTCCCCGTGAGGCAAAATACTGCTTGGCATGGTCGAGGCCGTCTTTGTCAGACTGCTTCCAGATATAAGATTCCTTTTCCGGTTCGGTTTTCTCGGGAGGTGCTTCAGGGTGTTCGGTGGATTCCGGTGCGGCCGTGGGAGATAAGGGGGGATTGCCGGCATGAGATGATTTCTTCCCGTTCTTCTTTTCAGGCGCCCACTCAGGTAAGAGGCCCATACTTCTCAGGGTATCCTTGACCTCTGCGAAGTTACAGCCTGTATGGCAGAATACATCGACATCACCATTGCCTTTGTCGGTCACGGCGAGGGATGGTGTTTTGTCGCCATGGACCGGGCAACATGTTACCCACCCTGCTCCGTTCTTCTCTTCTTTACCATGGCCCAATGAGCGGGCAATTTCCCCGGCGAGTGACATGTATTTCCCTTTTTAAAAAAGAACCAAGAACATCAGAGAATTTTAAAGATTTAGAAAATGTTCAGTTAGTAGCAATCTTTCCTAACATCGCTCAAAAATGAGCAATTTGTTTACCTTTGTCGTTCCGCATCTCTTCCAGCCGGCAACCTTAAAACAGCATCCAGGGTTTGTTGATTTGACCCCTTCCTTTTTGACGTAGGTATAATGCCTTTCACCAGGCCAGCAGCAATCAGCAATCGCATCCGCTTGACGTATGAGTTCGCTACTAAGGTGGGCTGACTCGTTGCGGAACACCGCGCAGTTAACTCCTGTTTGACCGGAATCATCTTTGAACTTTCTCCACACAAAGCAGGCGTCTCCTTCCCATGTTCGCAGCACGATCTTTTCGCCTGGACCGCAGAACAATTTCCTCTCTCTTCCGTCAGCATATTGGTAGGCCGAGTAGTGCCGGTTGTAGAGGTCGAGACACGCTTTATCTCCATCTTTTGTTAGCCACCAAATAGGATTCAAAATTGCTCCATCGAGTGATTGATGTTACTTTCGATATAACCATTTAATTTAGTGTGAAAATCACACCTCCTCCCCTTTCAAAGCCAACTTCAAAAACGTATTCCGATCCCCGCTAACCACATTACTCAAGCCCCTCTTCACGGCTTTAAAAATTAGGCTGATTGGCGAGGTTATTATCCGCAATATATTGATCACGATATTTTGCAGCTTCTTCTGCTGTTTTGAAACCACCCTTACAATGCCTTTTGTTTTTGCTATAATAAACAGATGCCACAAAATTATATCCGTCATAGTGAACGCCCTTGAATCCAGATTTATTATCAGAACGTGTTCTTCTGTTATTATTATTTACATCTCTTGTTACGAAACGACAGTTATCGGGAGAATAGTCTTTGTCATTGTCTTTTCTGTCGATATACAAACCATCTTTCCAGCCGTTTTTGATGGCCCATTCAAAAAAAGAACGATTGTCATTAAGCCACTCTTGGCATATCTTTATTCCTCTACCACCATAATCGGCATAACCTTTAACCGCCTGGTTATAACAACGGCTTTTCATGTTTGTCCAAACCTTCTGTAGTGGTGTCTTTGACATACCATGAGTAAGTGTCGCTGTTTTTCTGTACTCTTTACCGTAACAGCCACAAGATTTTACCTGTCCCCGTCTTAGGTTTACAAGATCAGCTGTTTTAATGGTTCCACAGTCGCAACGATAATTCACCTTACGAACCCCATTTTTCGATATACCAGCGAATGATATAACGGTTGTATGGTAATTTCTTTCTCCAACTATATCTGACTCAACAAATCTTTTTCCGCCCATTTCGTCACCTATATTAAGTTATTGTTTAATGGTGTATGTAGTCAACAGTACCACATATTCTTATAATTCACCACCTAACTTTAACTTGATATATGTATTTCTTTCACCAGACACCACATTGCTTAAACCTCTTTTGATCATTCTCTTGTCACCGACAATATGTAGTTCCTGGCGAAACCTAGAAACAGCTGTATAAAAAATACTGCGGCTGGCCATGTAATAATGACTGGAGTGAAAAACCAAAACCCCATGCTTAAACTGTGAGCCCTGACTCTTGTGAATGGTCATGCAGTAACCCAAGGCCAATTCCTTTATATCCTTGCTCTCCCGGTACGTGACCAACTGCCCATCGAAGTCAACGACAATGATCTCCTCGCCGTCAAAGTCCATGCCGATCTTTTTGATTACCCCGCCGAAACCATTGAAGACGCCCAGGTTGTAATTATTTTTGGTCTGCAACACCTTGTCTCCCACTCGGAGTGTCAACCAGGCAACCTTGATCTGTGCCTTGTTGGTGGCTGCCGGGTTCAACTCCTCCTGCAGGTATTTATTCATGGCGTCGACACCTACCACGCCGGTCTTCTGTGGGGCCAACACGGCATAGTCGAGGCCTTGCTCATGCCATGGCCGGCATATCCCGGCGACGATTTCCGGAATGTTCTCCTTGTCGTCCTCTTCTATCATGAACATGTCGTCCTGCAGGATGCCGCCAAGGGTATTTTCTCCCGGCCGGCCAAAAGTGGGCATCTTGCCGTCCAGGATCTTTAAGCAACCATCGGCAATGAGTGAGCCTTGGGCCTGGCGATGATTGGTGGTCAGGCGGTTGATAATGTCCTGGCTGCCGCAAGTAATCAGGTCCGTGAATGGTTGCCCGGGCGCCACAGGGGGTAGCTGGTTCTCGTCGCCTACAAGAATGAGAATACACCCTTCAGGCAAGGCGTCGATCACCCTGAAAAGGAGAAGACTGTCGACCATGGAAGCCTCATCCAGAATGACGAGTGTTGCGTCCAGGGGATTGTCGTTGTTGAAGGTCCAACCGAACCTTGGATGGAACTCGAGGAGCCGGTGAATGGTCTTCGCCTCGTTGTAGGTTTCAAACTCTGCCAGGGCGAAAGCATCGTTGATTACCTTCGATGCTTTGCCTGTGGGGGCTGCAAGGTATGTTGTCTCGTTGGTGATTTCATTACTCTCGTCAGCCCACAGTTGCTCGAGAAGATGCTGAATGGTGAAAGTCTTCCCTGATCCACCGGCCCCGATAAGAAGATAAATACGAGACGAGAGACTTGATATTCTGTCGACTGCTTGCTGCTGGGAAAGGTCAAGTGATATGGTTTCGGTTTCGGTGGTCATGAATTCTCTTATTTTGTTTTCTGAAAAGGTATCAGTTATTATT